AGTAGGCTCAGTTTAGCTACCTTTCTGGCGGTCGTTGAATAAAAAAGGTAGCCCCTAAAACGGTATTACTATGGAAAAGAACGAACAAAAAAAAGCAGATAGAATTGAGTATGTTTTCAGGAATAAAACTTATATAGCTACTCCTGAGCTTAGTAAAGGTTGTTGTGTAGGTTGTGCGTTTGTTAATAATATGAACTGCGCTAACTTTAAAGATAGAATGGACATCTGCCATAAAGGATATATTTTTAAGCGTAAATTTAATCACATAGATGAGTAACCTTACTTTACTTACTGCGTTAATAGATATTATAAAGTAAATATTATGGAAGATAAAGTACTAGAAACAGTGGTAAACGGATTGGAATATAGTTTTGAAAAAGATATATTGGTAAAACCTTTAGCTCCTATCATGGTTACTAAAGAATATACAGAGCAAATCCCTACTGGGGAAAAGGATGAAGAAGGTTTTAATAAGTATGAAGTAAAGACTCATACTAAAGAAGTTGAATCAGATTTTGCAAAAGGTATTGTTCTATCTATTCCAACCGGTGCCGATAGTACCATTAAGGTTGGTGATACTATAGTATACCCTAAGAAATTTGCTAAAGACTTTGATCTATTTAAAGACTCACAATTAGTTAAACCATACGACGTTGTAGCTAAAGTCGTTAAATAAGCTATCATTCATGAATTGAATGTTTTATTTTAGAGTATTAAGTCGCTGCCCTGCCATCAAAGCAGGGCATTCTTTTTGCTATTACTTTACTAAACATTAATAAATGTTAAATATTTTAAACACTTTTTATATTAGTGCGTTTTAAGGGCATTATGGGAACAATAATAATAGTACTTGTGAGTATTATTGGTTTTGGTGCTCTTACTTATCGTCAAGGAAAGAAAGAAGGTTATGACCAAGGTAGAATTGATGGTTACGAAGAGTGTAAACAAAACTTTAATAAGATACAAGAATTTAAACAAAAGATATTAAATAAAAAGTTAGACATATGGAAGGATACAAAGTAATTAAGGATTTTAGCTTCGCTGAAAAAGGTGATGTATTTACTAAAGTTGAAGATTTAAACTTGTGGGAACTTCAGAAATCTGAAGTAATATCAGATACAGAAACTTATACTTCAATGGCATTTGATTCTTCTACTATGGAAGAATTAGCTAACAAAGATTATGTAATTTGGTACAGTGAAGAAGCAGAAGAAAATGATAATGAGGACGAATGTGAATGCTGTTGTGATAAGTTAGAGAAAGTAAAAGAATATGTTAATACTTTGATTGATACATATACTAAAGATTATAATGAACTAATGAAGGATTATAATGAAGGTAATGTGCAGCAATGTGTTAAAGTAGAAGCAGAAACTGTATACCACAATTTAAATAAAGTTCTCAATAGTATTAAAGATTTGTTAGATGAATAAATTAGTAAAGACTGTTAATAAAGGCAATCTTTACTATGAATACCTTAACGCTTTAAATGGTATACTACAACTTACAAATAGGGAATTGGAGTTACTTACTAAGTTCGTTGAATTAGATGTGAACTTTACTCCAATACCTGGTGTAAGTAAAAATGTAGCCAATACTGACAATCGTAGAATGATTAAAAGTACTATGGGTATTACTCCAGATAACTTAAGTAGATATATAAGTAAGTTCAAGAAAGAGGGTCTTTTAGTACAGGGAAAAGCAGAAGATGAATTAGTAGTTAATAAGATACTAATTCCAGAGATAATAAAAGATAGGGTGCAAATAACATTAATACTAAGAGTAAATGAATAATAAAATAAATAATAAACATTTCTATATGATCTTTGATAATGGGCATATAGTACATGTAGAGAATAGAAGTAATAGGTTAGTACGGTATTTCAGACATCTTTTTAACTTACGTTCTAATTTAAAATTAACTTCTTTCGTTCCGAAGAAACCTTACTCTAATAAAGAAATCAAGAAATTATCTGATATACTATACAGAAATCGTGACTTGGATGAAGATGATATCATAGTAATAATAAATTCTATTAGACCTAATACCATCAGAGAATCTTTAACAGAGTTAGAAACTAGTGAATATTATATAAATGCAACAGCAAAAAAAGATATCAATTTACTCAAGTCTGGCAAACAAATATAATTTACCTTATCCTGTTATAGAAGTAATATGCAATAGTCCATTTAAGTTTGCTAAAGAAGTAATGTCAAACGATGAAGATACTAAAGATATTATGTTTGCTTACTTATTTAAACTTAAATTAAAAAAGAGATATAAAGAAACAAAATGAGACAGTTTATTGAAGAATGCTTTACACCTAATTATAAGATTCACTGGTTAGATTCTATTTACTTTGACCCTGTATTACTTAACAATATACAGATGTATGTAGCAATTAGTGACAGTAGACTATTAAGAATATGATACTAAGAAGATTTGATAATATATATCCTAGAACATTTTGGATAGCTGTAATAGAAAAGGAAGAAGATATATACACAATACTGAAAAAATTCACGATATACGACTTATTGCCAGGTTTTGATAAAGTACGAAAAGAAGCTGAAGAAGAAATGTTAAAGACGTATGACGGAGACGCTATTGCAGAATGTAGACCTGTTATGTTAAATAGTAGTTCTGAATTGGGTATTATTTGCATAATATATAGACCTGATGAAGTAGATGGTACACATATAGCACACGAATCAGTTCACATAACTGATTATTACTTTGAAGTTACAGGTATGAATGGAGAAGAATTCTCAGGTGGTGGTAACGAAGGGTATGCGTATTTAGTTGGCTGGGCTGCTGGATGTTTTATTAAAGTAATGAAAGAATATGGAAAGACAGAGTAAAGAAGATTCATTAGCTCTATGGGAATTTGAGAAGAACAATGTTAAACAATTTGGATCTAATATTAGTGAAGAGTTAAAGAAGTTAATGGAAGTTGCAGATAAGAAGATCAACAACTATTCCTTAACATACAATGAATTCGTGGATGATATTCTAGAAGGTTTAGCTAAGTTGAAAGATACAGACAGCATTGAAACTAGACAGCTACAGATAAAAGGATTGTACAATTGTTTAACTAATAAGTATATTGAAGATGGAGAATGATGGTAAGAAATATGATTGTGGTAAAGTAAGAATGGATCTAGTTCCATTAGATGTTGTTGAAAACATTGGTAAGGTACTTACTTATGGAGCTCAGAAATACTCAGATAATAGTTGGCAAAATCTTCCAGATTTTTGGAAAAGATATAAAGCAGCATTACTAAGACATCTTACTGCTATAGACAAAGGAGAATTAATAGATCCTGAAAGTGGACTACCTCATATAGATCATGTACTTTGTAATACAGTATTCTTAGATTGGGGATTTCATCATGGCAAAGCAATTAGTATTAATACAAAAGATATTGAACAAGATAAATAATTATGGAACAATTGAAATTTAAAAAGTTAGATTACTCAGTAAAGAAAGAAGACGGTACAGAAGAGATTAAGAAGTCTGAAGGTAAGTTGCCTACTAGAGCTACTAGTAGTAGTGCAGGATTAGATCTATATACTACTCGTATTACTCAAGAAGTAGATAATAGCGGTAAGTTAGTACTAGTATATCACACTGATATTGCTGTAGAAATTCCTGAAGGATATGTTGGATTTATCTGTATGAAATCATCTATCTCTAAAAGATCTATTATTATGTGTAATGGTATTGGAGTGATTGATTCAGATTACCGAGGAGAATTGATGGCTAAGTTCAAGATAACTACAGATGCTATTCCTACAGTATATACTACAGATGAACCATTTGCTCAATTAGTTATAATTCCTTGTTCTATATTAGAACCTACTTTAGTAGAAGAGTTAAGTGAAACAGAAAGAGGAGAAAAGGGATTTGGAGAAGCTACAACAGAACAATTAAATAAAGGAACAAAAGAAAATAAATAATTATGGAACAGTTTAATATTACAATTACACCTGTAAGTGCATCAGGAGTTGGAAATTTCATTGAAGTTCGTATTGATGGAATGTTGTATAGAACAGAGATTGTACAAGGTGAATTTACTGAAGATGTAATGAAACAATCTATGGAAAAATTAATGCCTACTATTCCTGCTGAACAACAAGAATCTGTAGAATTGAAATTCTATCAATTGTTAGATGCTATTGCAAATACTAAAGCTGAAGAGGAATATAGAGCAGCTCATCCTGAAGAGTTTATGCCAGAGAATTTTGAACCTAGTGTTGAAGAAGTAACTGATGAAACTATTTGATATAAACGGTGGTAAAGTAGTAATACATCCAGATGCTTTAGGTCTCCCATTCTTTAAAAAACTATGGGAGGCTGATAAGCCAGATAAAACACAAGCTACAAATGTAATAAGTTATATAGTACTTATGTGGTATTTTAAATCTCCATATGTACTTCAGTTAGAACCAGATATCAGAGAAAAGAAGCTTAAGCAGTTATACTTTGGTAATGAAGATTATAAGCTTACAGTAGAAGAGAAGTCCTGTGAAGATGATTATAAGAAGCTAATATACACTAGGAATCTGAGGATGCTGGATAGTATGAGAAACAAAGTAGATACTATTAGTAAGTATTACGAAGATTCTCTAGAAGAGCAACTAGATGAAAAGAAGATTAAAGATCTATTAGCTGGTATGGAAAAAGTAAAAGCTACTTTTCAGACACTAGATTTCCTCGAAAAAGCAGTTAAAGCTGAAGAAGTTAGTACTACTAAAGTACGTGGAGATGCTCAGATTAATCCTTATGAATTAGCTTAATTTGTGCAAATTATACACAAGTTTATAACAATAAATTAATGAGTACGTTATATGAATATAAATAAAGAAACTATGAAGAAAGTACTTGATTTAACAAAATGCAATAGCACTGAAGAAATTTGTGATGTGCTTGAAAAAGAAATTGACAACAAACGAAAAGCAGATGCTTATCTTAAAGAAGTCAGTGAATCTTTGGTTGAAGAATATAATAAAGAAGCAGTAGCTGAACCTAAGAAGAAAGGTATTATCAAGCGTACTATTCATTGGCTAAAGAGTTTGTTTAAGAAATAATCTCGTTGAACTGATAGAGAGGTCTGACAGGGACAGACGTTAAATATTCCCTGGCATATTGGAGCGTAACGTAATGGTAGCGTCGCCGGCTCTAACCCGGTATGTGTGTGGGTTCGAATCCTACCGTTCCAACCAATTAAAACTTGCGGAAAATGACATATAGAGATATAGATCCTAAACTAGCTGGAATTTACTTGTTTAAGAATAATATAAATGGTAAATGTTATATTGGTCAGGGAGTATCTATAAGAAAAAGACTTAAACATCATCTTAGTAATATTAGAAATAAACGATACGATTTACCATTATATAGAGCTATAGAAAAATACGGTTTACATAATTTCACTATAGATATAATAGAATCTTTTATTCCTGACGAATATACTACAGAACAATTAATAAAAAAGTTAGATGCTCTAGAAATAAAGTATATAGAAAAATATGAAGGTTATACTAATGGATACAACTGTACTAAAGGTGGAGACTTTGGAGTTCTAGGTTTAAAGATGACAAAAGAACAAAAGAAAAAAATATCTAACATTGCTAAAGAGGTAGCTAAAAAATTTTATAAGCCAGTATACCTTTATAATATAAAGGATAAAACTACAATATTTGCTATTAGTATAACAGCCGCTTCAAATATAACTAAAATACCTAGATCTAATATAACTAGAGCTGCTAGCGGTAAGTATTTACAAACACATAATCTCTTAGTTGCTTACTCATTAGAAGAATTAGAAACTAAAAAGACTAAAATAGTACAGGTTAAAGATACTAAATTTAGTATAAAATATATTGTAACTGCACATTTATGTGATGGTAAAAAAGAAAAAGGATCAGTATCTGAAATAGCTGAAAAGTTAAATATAAGTAAGTCTATGGTCTATAGTGTGTTAAATGGGCACAGATTTTTAAAAGATATTAAACTAACTAAAGAATTAAAGCAGATAGACCGCAAGCTATCTGCTTAAAGAATAAACTATGATTGACTTCTAGAAGAAAATATTAAATAGTGATAAGTTTAGAACTCCGGCTTTAACATTCTTAAAGACCGGAGCTTATTGTTAGTATCCAATTGGTACTACTGAATATTACACATATTGGGACGAATAGAAAGATCGTTGCATTAATGGTTATACCGCAGAGGATGGAGATTACATCACTGGGTATAACTATTTTTATATTAACTTCTGTCCTATTCAACGTATTGTTCATGAAATAAAAAATAAACCAGACGGTACTACAAAAGTAATAAAAAAACGTGAATTATAGTTCCCAGACTTCTACGATTACGATTACTTTTTTTTCTAGGCTATGTAGGAAGCTGAAGAGCAAGGTAAACATATGTGTGTACTTAAGTCACGTCGTAAAGGTTATTCATATAAAAATGGTTCGATGGCTTGTCGTAACTATTATCTATTGCCTGGTACTAAGACGTATATATACGCTTCTAATAAGTAGTATCTTACTGAAGATGGTATTCTTACTAAAGCTTGGGACTATATGGACTTTATAGATAAGAATACAGCTTGGGGTAAAAAACGATCTGTCAACAGTACTATGCGTAAACGAGCTGGATTCTGGACTAAGGATGAATTTGGTAAAGAAGTAGAAATGGGTTACAAGTCAGAGATTATTGGTGTTACTTTGAAAGATAATCCTGATATAGTACGTGGTAAAGCTGGTAAATTGATTATATTTGAAGAAGCGGGTTCGTGCCCAGAATTAGGTGCTGCGTGGTAGATTGCTAGACCATCTGTAGAACAAGACGACGTAGCTTTTGGTACAATGATAGCTTTTGGAACAGGCGGTGATGAAGGTAGCCATTTTGAAACATTGAAAGACATGTTTTATAATCCAGATGGATATAACTGCTTAGGATTTGATAATATATGGGATGAACATACTAGTAACAAAAAATGCGGTTTTTTTATTCCACAGTATACTAATAATGATATTAGAGATGAAAAAGGAAACCGTCTTTACATGGATAAAGATGGAAATACATTACACAAATTAGCTCTAGAATATACATTATCTGAACGTAGAAAAGTAATAGAAAATGCTACTAATACTAATACTATAGATAGATATGTAGCTGAAAGATGTATTACTCCACAAGAAGCGTGTCTAGAATTTGGTGGTAATATATTTCCTAAAAAAGAACTATAGGAACAATTAGGACTTATTCGTACTAATACTTAGTTATAGAATCATAAATAGGTAGGTGATTTAATATTTGACGAATCTGGTAGTATCAAATGGATACCTAAGAAACATGGCGATGTTACTAAGTATCCACTTGGTAAAGACGATGATCCTACTGGCTCAATAGTTATATGGGAACATCCAGCTAAAGATGCAACAGCTGGATTATATATAATAGGTGTAGACCCTTATGATCATGATTAGTCTGGTACTAATTCATTAGGATCATCTATTGTATATAAGAGGTTTTAGAACTTTGAAGAGTATTATGATATTATAGTAGCTGAATATACTGGTAGACCTGCAACAGCTGAAGAGTACTATGAGAATCTACGTAAGTTAGCGTTATACTATAATGCACGTATAATGTATGAAAATGAACGCAAAGGTTTATTCCCTTACTTTACTGCTAAGCATTGTGATTACTTATTAGCTGATCAACCTGATATTATTAATGATATAGTTAGTAATTCTAAAGTACAAAGAAGAAAAGGTTGTCACATGAATAAGTAGATAAAGCAATGGGGTGAAGGTATGATAAAAGAATGGTTAAATGAAGAGTATGCACCAGGTAAGAAAAACCTAACTAGGATACTATCAGAGCCGCTATTAGAAGAGCTAATAAGCTATAACGATACAGGTAACTTTGACCGAGTGATGGCGTTGATGTAGGTTATGATATATAGAGAACAACTATATAATGTAGTTGTTAAAAAGAAAGAAAAAGAAAATAAATAGAAGATGCTCTTTGATGGACCAATTTTTGCGCAGAGTTGGTTCAATGACGATACTCCAAGAGTATTTTCAAACGACGATAATGTATATACATTTTAATTATGAAGAATACTAAAAGTTTCCCTGCACAGAAACTACCAATGTCAAAGAAGACACAAGCCTGGAAAGAAGCCTGCGTAGACTATGTAGTAGGCGCTGGAGATTCAGGATTTGGTGGTAATGGTAGATCTAGATCTGACGAGATGTAGACTTACTATGATTTATATAATAGCATATATAATGAAAAGGATCTTAAATATGTAACCAATCCATTTAAACAAGATGATGGATTTCCTGCTATGGCATAGGATTATAATATCATCAAACCATATGTAGATCAGTTACTTGGTGAAGAAACTAAGAGACCTTTTAATTTTCATCCACAACGCACAAGTGATATAGCTGCTAGTGAACTATAGGAAAAAGCCAAAGAAATGCTAATGGATTATATTCAGGCTACTATAGCTAGTAAGTTAAGTCCAGAACAAGCAGCCAGATATGAACAAGCATTAGCTACAGGAGAAATCTAGACTCCAGAAGCTATAGCTAAGTATCTATAGAAAGATTATAAAGATATAGCAGAAACTGAAGCTTATCACGCATTACAATTCCTAAAGAGGAAGTTGAATCTTACCCATGAATTCTATAAAGGTTGGAAAGATGCTTTAATAGGTGGAGAAGAAATATACTACATAGGTGTAATCAATGGAGATCCTTATGTAGAAAGAGTAAACCCTATGTATTTTGATTATGAGCATTCTTTAGACTTAGAATTCATAGATGATGCAGCATGGTGTCGTAGAAAGATGATTATGTCTGCTACTGAAATATACGATAGATTCTATGATAAAATGTCTGAAAGACAACTAAATGAGTTATTAGAACTTATTGATCAAAGACCTGGAGCAGGTAATAATCCAGAGATAAGAAAGACTAGTATAGATTATGAATCTATTAAACTACACAAGATTAATAGTTTTACAGATAATCCATTTGATATAGATCATATAGTGGTATATCATTGCTGTTGGAAGTCTTTCAAAAAGATAGGATTTGTTACTTTACTAAACCCAGAAACTGGAGAAGTTGAAGAATTTCAAGTAGATGAAGATTATAAAGTAACAGGTACAGAACAATCTGTAGAATGGGATTGGATTATTGAAGTATGGGAAGGATATAGAATCGGTGATGATATGTATATAGGAATTCAACCTATTGAATATCAACATATATCTGCTGATAATCCTAATTCACAGAAATTGCCTTACACTGGTGTAGTATATAATAATACTAATAGTAAGCCTAGATCATTAGTAAGTATGATGAAACCGTTACAATATATGTATATTGTAGTATGGTATAGACTTGAATTAGCATTATCTAGAGATAAAGGTAAAGTAGCAGTAATGGATATTACTTAGATACCTAAATCTATGAATATTGATGTTAACAAGTGGATGCATTACTTAAGTGCACTAGGTGTAGCTTTTATTAATCCATATGATGAAGGGTGGGATATACCAGGACGTGAAGGAGGTAAACCATCTCAATTCAACTAGTTATCCTCTTGGGACTTAACTATGAGTAATGTAATAGCTGAGTATATTCAATTGATGCAGAAGATTGAAGATATGGTAGCTAAACTTACTGGTATTACTCCACAGAGACAAGGATAGATTGCTGCTAGTGAATTAGTAAGTAACGCTAATACTGCTGTTAATATGTCTTATCATATTACTGAACCTTGGTTCTGGAATCATAATTAGGTGAAGAGAAGAGTATTAACAATGCTATTGAATACTTCTAAAGCAGCTTGGAAAGATAATAAGAGATACTTGAATTATATATTAGATGATGCTACCAGAGCGTTTGTACAATTATCTGATAATTTCTTCTATGAAGATATGGATATATTTGTAGATGATAGTACTAAGAATCAACAGTATATAGATCAATTAAAGCAATTGCTACAACCTGCTATGCAGAATGGTGCTAGTCTGTTAGATATCGCTGAAATCATTACTTTAGATAATATGAGTATGATTAAGAATAGACTTGAAGAGATCGAGCAGAAAAGAATGGAATAGATGCAGCAACAGCAGCAAGCTGAACAACAAGCACAACAGCAAATGGCAGAACAACAGAATCAGCTTAAAGAAGAAGAGCTTATGCTTAAAGAAGCTGAACTGGATCTTGAAAAATATAAAGTAGACCAAGACAGATATAAAGCAGAACAAGATAATGCTACTAAAATTACTGTAGCACAAATTAATTCTTATCGTGGTGCTGAGAATATGGATCAAGATATGAATGGAATTCCTGATCCAATTGAAATAGGAAAGCAAGCTCTAGAATAGCAGAAGATAAATTCTGATATTGCTACTAAACAATTAGAACTTAACAATAAGCGTAGAGAAATAGAACAGAAGAGAGAAGCTGAAAATAAGAAGATACAGCTTGAAAAAGATAGAATGAAGCATGAAACTGAGTTGCAACGTATGTCTGATAAAGCTGCTATGGATAGAGAGAAATTAAAAGCAAAAACTGCTATTCGCAATAAAGTAACAGGAGAGAAGTAATATGAAAGTAATACAGAATAAATTTATACCATTTAAGGGTTATAAATACATCAATATATTTGGTTTGATATTTACTAGAGATAAATCTAAAATAACAGATATTGAATATAATCACGAAAAGATTCATCTCAAATAGATGCAAGAAATGCTGTGGTTACCTTTCTATATTTGGTATGGCATTGAATATTTAATAGTATCTCTAGCTAGATTGTCAGATAAACAAGGAGATAGATATCATGATGTATCTTTTGAAGAAGAAGCTTATAACAACGATACTAATCTTGACTATTGTAAACAAAGAAAACATTTTGCTTGGTTGAAATACATTAAAATTAAAAGTAATAAGGAGAATTAATTATGGCTTGTAAAGGTGGAAAGAAGGGCTCTAAAAAGGGTTCTAAGAAAAGTAAATAATTATGGAACGTGAAGCATTTAGATAGAGAATGCAACAGTATAAGTAGGCTAGGGAGAATAATCCCTAGCTGAAGTACTGGGATTGGAAGAAGTATGCAGATGGTGGTATTGTAGATGAAGATCCACCACAGAATACTAGTGAAAGACCTATTATTAACTTTGACCCTAAAGGAGATCCGTATAATCCTATATACGGATATAACCCAGGTGCAGGATATGTTTCAAATTCAGATCCATTAGGCAGTCTATATATAGAAGGAGCTTTACTTAATCCAGTATTTAAATTAGCAGGTAATGCAGTATCTAATATCGCTATAGGATTAACTAAATACTCTTCTAAATATGTACCAGAAGTAAAAAGAACTGTATAGGATAAGATAAACAGTTTATTCCGTAGAGAAGCTGAAGATAAAGCTCGTACATTTAAATTATATGACGATGCTATAGAATCTAGAAATAGAATAATTGAAGATCTATATTCTAATCCAGCTTATATGGAAAGAGCTAGATAGATTTAGAATACATACGGCGATAATTACGCTAAAGTATATGAAGATATAATTAATTAGTATAATACTAATTATTGGAATTTACCCAATCCTGTTATAAAATAGTTAGATGCTAAGGCTAAAATGTAGGCTAAAGATGCAGCTGTAAATAGGTATATTACTAGAAGACAACCAGCGGGATATGATGATTTTGAGTATTAGATAAATAGAAATCTTACAGAGATAGATTATCCTACTACTAGACACGAACTAGGACACTATGTAGATTTTAATTTAGCCAAAAGTTCAAATCCTGATTATAGCAACTCTATGTTTGCAGAGTTAAAAAGAGATTTATCAAAATAGAAGAATCCATTATTTCCAGATAAAACTGATTATTATAGCAAAGGTACAGAATAGAAGTCTTATATGAATACTCTTAGAGAGTATATGTTTAAGACTGGTATGATTAATAATATAGGAGATAAGGTAACTTCTAGATAGATTAAGAAAGCTATAAGATCCTTGCCTAAAGATATGAGATCTATTGAAGCTGCTTATCTTCAATTTGCTACACCAGGATAGTACACAAAGTGGTTTAACAAGATACCTTTACTTGGTACTTATCCAATAGTAAATAAACAATTTTAGAATTATGAAGAAGATAAAGATAAAGCCAGAAAATAGAGGTAAGTTCAATGCAACTAAAAAGAAGACAGGAAAGACAACTGAAGAACTAACTCATAGTAAGAATCCTGTGACAAGAAAGAGAGCAATATTCGCTTAGAATGCTGCTAAATGGAATAAAGGTAAAAAGAAGAAAAAATAAATCTAATTAAATATTTTAATTATGGATAAAAAAATGACATTAGGTGGATTTGAAGCTGTATTAGATAGCTTTATCCCTAATCCAGATGGTGGTTTTAGAAATTCAAATATTGATGAAAATGTTAATGTTGATGCTGATGAATTTGAATCACTAGACGATGAAGAATTGGAAGATATTAAAAAGAACAATATCGAAGTAAAGAATAAGAAAGAAAATCCAGTAGAGGAAGGTACTGAGGAAGAAGAAATCGAAGAAGGAGATATTGAAGATAAACCAAAACGTAAGCCTGGTAGACCTCGTAAAGAAGAAACCATTGAGGAAGAAGCAGAAGAGGAAGAAGAGATTGAAGATAACAATGAAGAAAATGTTGTTACTAACTTCTTTGATGCTATAGCTGAAAAACTCAATTGGGAATTTGAAGAAGGTGAAGACAAACCCAAGAATGTAGATGAGTTAATTAATTACTTCCAAAGTGTCATTGAAGAAAATAGTAAGCCTGAATACTCTAGTGAAGAAGTTGAAGCACTAGATAATTTCGTAAAACAAGGTGGAGATTTAAAGAAGTATTTGACTATTGATGCTGAATTAGATTTAGATGATATTGACATTGAAGATGAAACTAATCAGAAATTAGTAGTAAAACAGTTACTTAAAGAAAAAGGGTTCTCTACTAAGAAGATTGATAAGTTAGTAAGTAGATATGAAGAAGCTGGATTACTTGAAGATGAAGCGCAAGACGCTTTAGAAGATCTGAAAGAGATTAAAGAGGAAAGGAAGAAACAGCTATTAGAGGATCAGAAAAAGGCTTATCGTGAATAGTTACAGAGACAACAGCAATTCTATGATAACGTTGTTAGCGAAATAAAAGGCTTAAAGAATATACGTGGTATTACAGTCCCTGAAAAAGATAAAAAGGTTTTAATGGATTATATACTTAAGCCAGACACAGACGGTAAAACAAAGTACCAAAAGGACTATGCTAAGGGTGGTGTTAAGAATCTCATAGAATCGGCATACTTTACAATGAATGCTGATAAGCTTATTGAAGCTGCGAAACGTGAAGGAAATAATTCAGCCATTGATAAGTTTAGACGAAGTTTAAAATCTAGTAGTATTACTACTAAATCTAGAAAACAAGCTACGAGTTCTGATGATGATCCAATTTGGTTCTCAGCTGCACGACAACTGCGTATATCATAATAATTAATTATATAAATAAAAAAATTAAATTACTAGTATTTTATGGATAATAATATTCTTAATAACCTCCAACTCTATAAGGGGAAATGGTTTTCTGATTTGATTGACACTAATAAGATTAGTCTCGCTTCTCAGCAAAGACCTTATGAGGTATCTACTATCCTGTCATACGTATTTGGTACTAAAGATAATGGTTACAGTACTTCTCTTGATATGTTGACAGGTGGTCTTGGAAATGTAATGACTATTGATCAGCCTTCATTTGAATGGGGTGTTATGATTGACCAGGATAGAGCTGTTACAATTCGTGACGCTAAATGGAATGGTGCTGCAATTAATGAAAATTCTACTCCAGGTTTGGGTAATACACCTATCACTTTGTGGTTGGAAGATGCATGGTTTGGTCCTGGTGCTACTATCGAATTTGATGATAAGAGTCAGGCACGTATTCAGGATGCTCCGTATCAAGATGGTAATCTGTATGTTTATACAGTATTTGTATCTAACGGTAGCCCTGCTTCTTATATTGATCCTGCTGTTTTATCTTCTGGTTGCCAAGTAAACCGTTTGGCTTCTGCTTATGAAGAATACAGTGAAGAGGCTGATATCCTGAACTACAATACTCATTTCAAAATGCGTAATTATTTGACTACAGTACGTTTGTCTTATGATATTACAGGTTCTGCTTTCTCTACAGTTATGGCAGTAGCTTTGAAAGATCCTAAAACTGGCAAAACTTCTTACTTGTGGTCTACATTCCAGGAATGGGTTGCAATGCGCGAATGGTACAAACGTCTTGAAAGAGCTTTGGTATACAATCAGAATAATGTAAATAAAGATGGTTCTTGTAACCTGAAAGGTAAGAACGGTCGTCCTGCATTTATTGGTGCTGGTTTGTTGGAACAGATTGCTCCATCTAATAGACGTTATTATACTCGTTTAACAGCAGAACTGTTGGAAGATTTCTTGTTTGATCTGTCTTATAATGTACTTGGTACTAATGAACGTAAATTCGTTGCATTGACAGGTGAAATGGGTATGCGTGAATTTGACCGTGTACTTAAAGAAAAGATGACTAACATGAACTTGATCGACACAGTATTCGTAACTGGTTCTGGTGACAACTTGAAGTTCGGTGGTCAGTTTAAGACTTACGCAATGTCTAATGGTATTGAATTGACTTTAAAGTATTTCCCGTTGTATGACAACACTACTTACAATCGTCAGTTGCATCCTGTTACTTTGAAACCGTTAGAATCTTACCGTATGACATTCTTGGATTTGGGTCGTCGTGATGGTGAAGCTAACATTGTTAAAGTAGTTCGTAAAGATCGTGAATTCGTTAACTGGTGTACAGCTGGTTCTGTAACTCCTGCTGGTTACGCTCACTCTAATACAGAAGTTCGTTCTAATGCTAAGGATGGTTACTCAGTACACTTCTTAGGTGAAGTAGGTATTATGTTGAAAGACTCCCGTGCATGTGGAGAATTGATCATGGACGCACAGCAATAATCAGTTAAAATAATAAGTTAAAAGAATTATAACCTAATTATGTTCCCTGCGTTATAATAGTATAACTGAAAAAATTATACTATGAAAAGTAATGAGGTTTATAAGATTACAAATAAAATAACTGGGAAAATATATATAGGTATAACAAATCAAGGTTCTGGTGCGAGATATAGACATCATTGGTATGAATCTCGCATCGGAGAACCTTCTCCGATCCATCGTTCTATGGCTAAGTATGGCGAAGATAATTTCACTTTAGAGATTATAGACTTTGCTGAAACTTATGAAGAACTAAAAGAAAAAGAAAAATTCTGGATTAAAAAATTTAATTCAACAGATCGAAATATTGGATACAATCTTACAGAAGGCGGAGATGGAACATTTGGCAGAACGCATTCTGAAGAAACTAAAGAAAAAATTCGTCAGAAAGCGCTTGGGCGAAAAATTTCAGAAGAAACTAAAAAGAAAATGTCTGAAGCACGAATTGGCAAATGTTCAGATAAACAAAGAGAGCATTTGAAAAAAATATCAATTCAAGCAAAAGCAATTCCTGTATTACAGTTTTCTAAAACTGGAGAATTTATAGCTAAATATGAATCTGTATCAGAAGCTGCAAGACAAACAGGTATAAATGGCGACACAATAGAGCGTCAATTGAAGAAGCCTTTAAAAAATCCAAATGACTGGAGAGTTAAATTTATATGGAAAAAAGAAGAAATTGCAGCTATTGCTGTCTAACTTGATAATCTAATTTTATAATTATGGAAGTAATCGTTAGAATGACAAAAGTAAATCCTTGGACAGGATTGATTAAATGGTCTAACTGCTTTGATTTTATTAGTTCTTACTGGACTAGATCTGGTAGTAGATACACTGGTTTAAAAGCAGACAAAGCTAGAGAACTAGAACAGAAAATGGGTAAAGCTGAAGGAGAATTAGATCCTGATAGCACATTTTGGGATACATTTGCAATTAAGATTGGTAAGAAAGAATTAGTAATTAATACTGATAGACCTGAAGGAGAATTGCAATATTTATTCCTATTAGGACATAAGAGAGTAGCAAATGGCATTGATAAAGTAACTCCATCTACTGATTATGTACTTATAAATAAAGAAGCTGAAGCAGAACAAATTAATAAAGCTAACAAAGTTAAACGTGATGCTTATAGAGCACTGGATAAGATGAGTCTTGAAGATATGCGCAAATGTCTTAGACTGTTTGGAGTTAAAGCTGACACTATGTCTAATGAATTGGTTGAAGCTAGACTTGGTGAAAACGTAGAAGCTGATCCAGCAAGATTTATTAGAATTTGGGTAGATAATCCTAATAAAGAAATTAACTTTGTAATTGAAGAAGCTTTAAGTAAAAATATTATTCGTAAGAACAGAGCATCATATTACTTTGGTACTGATCTTATTGGTAACGGTCTTGAAGATGTAATTGCATATTTGAAAGACAAAAAGAATCAAGATATTTACTTAAGTATTATGTCTGAAATAAAATCTAAATAATGACTAGAGAACAATTTCACTCATATTTTAAAGTAGCAATGGACAAGAACTCTCAAAGCGTAGCCTTTGGGGGTTGTCCTGCTTTCTTACCAGAAGAAATAGATTACTGGTTAGATCAAGGTTTATACCAAGAAATCAGTAATAAGTTTACTGGTAATAACTACTTAAAAACTAGCTTTGAAGGATCTGTAAAACGTATTCACGACTTAGAAAAGTTAGTACATACAGATACAAATGTTATTGCTAATACTGAAACAGACTCAAATAGATGTTATGTTACCAATCTATTTAATGGTGACAGAATGTTCTTTGTAGATGCTGTATTAAACTTCAATAACAAAAAAGCTACCATAAAGCTAATAGATCATGCAGACGCTACTAAATTCAAGAAGACTTATAATAATAATCCTTGGATAGAAGATCCAGTAGCTGTGATAGAAGATAACACTCTATATATCTATTATGATTACCTAGCTATGAGTAGTAATAGTTATTCTGTAGATATTACTTATGTTAAGTTCCCTACTAAGATAGAGAACTTACCAGCAGATGGTATGAGTGAAATACCAGAGTATATGCAGTTTGAAGTAATTAATAGAGCTGTAGAACTAGCATTAGAAGATATTGAGTCTAAGAGAATATAGACTAAATCACAGTTGAACCAAATAGATGAATGATTATGACAGACCGTGGATTTCAAATCGAGTTTGAACGTAGGCTACAGTTAATGAATCCTAATTTAGTTATTAAGGACAAATTGTCGTCTGATACTATTATATCATTCATTAATGAGGCAATTGATAAATTTTATAAAACAAGATACTCAGGTATTAACTTTAAAGCTCAAGGATTTGAATAGACAGAAAAACGTATAGATGATTTACGTACCCTAATACGTAAAAAGAACTATTCAAATTCACAGATATCTAAAGGAACTAAAAATTCATACTCTGTTGAATTACCAGATGATTATGTACTATTACTTGGTGATACAGCTGGTATACAACCAAGTGATGAATACCCTAATGAATGTTGGGAAAAAGATAATCTAGGTGCATATATAGTTAAATATACAGATACATTAGAATCTACAATTGAAACAATAGATAGACAGTTAAGTAATTCATTATCTGAACATAAACTAAAATATTGTCAAGCTAGACCTTTAAAGTTAATTCAAAACAATAATGTAATATTATACACAGATGGTCAATACAAAGTAAGTGAATACGAAATTACATATTTAGCTAAACCATCTAATATTAATCCAAGTAATATTACCAATACAGAATATACAGATTTGCCAGAACATACACATATGGAAATTGTGAAAATGGCAATCTAGATTTATCTTGCTACTAAACCAATGTAGCACTATAACGCTTATTCCAACGAAATAGCTTCAATGGAATAACAAATAAATTAATGCGTTTGTCTGACCTGGAAATCTGAAATAAGGAAAGTAGAAGGACAAACTAGACTAGCGCTAAGTCTAATAATTAATTATTTTTATATATGATTACAAGAGTTGATTCCGTAATGATCGGAAAGAAATGTCCTGCTAGCTATACTACAGTAGATGCTTTGAATGCAGGAGAAGTTGCTTTGTTTGATGAGAATAGAGCTTTGATCGAAGATCAGGATGGTGCATTGAAAGCTTCTACTATCTATGTTGGTGTATGTACTGGTGATATGACAGTTACAATGCCTGATGGTACTAGCTCTACTAAGAAAGTAGTAGAATATTCTAATGCCATTCAGAAGGCTTCTAAACCTTCTTATGTAATGGGAGATTACAAAGCACCTGTTGCAGAGAAAATTGAAATTGATTTGACTAGTGCAAAACCTGTAATTGGTCATAGATATGTACTGCGCATTGTTTATAAAGATTTGTATGAAGCTCCGGGTCAGTTTACTCATACTTATGAAACAGTTGCTACAAGTGAAGTTGCTGATGATCTGGGTAATGCATTGCTGAAGAAGATCAACAAACATGCAAATCGTAGAGTAACAGCTACATTTGCAAGTCATAAACTGACTTTAACTGCTATGCCTAAAGACGATAACGAAGGTGTTTATTCATTGAATGAATACTCTGTAGTTTCTATGGAAGCTTCTTTGTATGTTACTATCCCTGGCGCATTGCTGTCTAATGTTCCTGAAGCTGTTGCTGGTGCAACTATTAAGAAAACTGCTGGTCACCCAGGTAAAGGTTTCTGGAAACAAGTACGTGATATGGAAGTACGTATGTTGGGTTACAAAGGTCATGTGTTTACAGATGCATATCCCATTATCGAACCTAAACGTTTTGTTACTGAAGGAGCTACTTACGATTACTTTACTATTGAAAATGATAATCTGTATTTGAGCCCTGATAATCAGTATATCAAAACTACTCCATTGACTACTGAAGTTTATGTTGAACATGCAGAAGGAAACAAAACATCAGTATTTGCTAAAGCACTTGGTTCTTTCATTACTGGAGTTAAAATAGAATAATACGGTTTCTTTATTTAAAAACCAGGCGAGGTTGAGGTTTTATCCTCGGCTTCGCCTTTTTAATTTTTGTAGATATGAAAATAATTAATACAATACTAAAGAATGATACTATAACTATAACTTTAGATGCTAAGGTTAATGTACATAAGATTTATCTAGATTCAATAATAAATCAAAAGAATATGTATTCTGATGAAGATGATAAACACACTCATGTAATATCTGACTTTGTTGCTTAGGATAATACTGTTATTGTTGATATTACTGAGTATAATGAAACTTCTTTTATAGTAAGCGTTCTTACATCAGAGGGTAATAGAGATGAAGCTATAGCAATAGATCAGAATGAATTATATTTAGCTAAAGTAAATCTACTTACTACATATTGTAATACATGTTTAGATAAACATTAGAAGCATATAATAATGATGTGTGATTTTAGATCATAGTTATTGTAGTATGCTTTAGAGCACAATCTTACTAAAGACGCTATTGAACATTACATAGATCTTAGTAGAATGTTAGGTATGATAGATTATCATAATTGTAGTAAGTGCCTATCTCCTAATAAAGTGTGTAAATGTTGTAATGGTATGTGTGCGCTATGATAAAAGAAGAATATAAAAATGGATGCAGATTGAAAGAATAGGTAAAGTATAACATTGATTATGATGATTGCCAAATTCTTAATCTAACCTGTGCTAATTACATATATGATTTAGTATAGGAATCTTCTAAATATGAAACAAAATTAGAAGACATTAAAAAGATGTTATATATGATAGAAAAGTTATTAGGACACGAAGTACAATATGATATTCCAGAATATCATGGAGATAATAAAAAATGTTATTTTGGTGTAGTATCAGATAATTTTGTTATTGATGAAAACAATATAAAACAATTAGATTATGTACTACAAGACTCAAAAGAATTTGTTGAAAGCTTTAGTACTGATTATCAAAAGATATTATATTGTTATCCTAATGAATTTGGAGATATAAATAGCATAAAAGATCAAAATCAATTTGAGATAAAAGAGTCATTTTAGAGGAATGCTGTAACTATAGATGGTATATTATATAATGTATATATACTGAAAGACGCATCCACAGTAGATAATTATAAAATATATTTTATATGATACAGGTAGCTGATAATTTTAACTATAGAGGAAAAAAGCCTAACTTTGATAGAGATAGTTTTGATACATTGTAGGATATGAAGAACTATTCTGAAAATAGTTTAGATGATGGTCATATATCTTATTGTAAAGAAACTGATAAACATTATAAGTTTAATTCTAATAATCAGTCAGATCCTACTACTGGTAAATGGGTAGAATAGCACGAAGCTGTTCCAGCTGATGAAGAAGATATAACTGAACAAAATGGTACTCTACAGTTAGCAAATAAAACTTATGATAAACAGTCTTTCAGTGGTTTGGGTAGAGTATATCTAAGAAAGAATATAGTAGGTGATAAGAATGTTCTTACTTAGGCTATGATCAATAAAGCTAATACTATATATGTTATTCAGTATGATTATGATTTAAAAGAAGCTAGTATAAATATTCCAGAAAATTGTGTTTTATAGTTTGACGGTGGTAGTTTAAGTAATGGTACTATACATGGTAGCTTAACTAAAATAAGTAATGATAGTAATGCTAAAATATTTGATAGTATATCTTTTACTGGAACTTTTTCTGTTATCAAAATATACGCTAACTGGTTTGATAATCCAGAAGATGATGATATTTCAATAGCTTTTAGACAAGCTTTTGAATTAAATAAAGTAAATAAACTGGATAATTATAGCACTATTACTGTACTTAATGGAGAGTATAATTGTAGAGGATACATATTAATGGGAACTAGTACTATATTGGATTTTAATGGATCAATAATTCATGATTTAGATATTGATACACCTTTAGTAACAACTCCTCCATTTGAAAATTAGAGCGGAAATGAATACAGTAGATGTACTATAAGAAATGGTAGAATACTTAGCTATGGTAATAGATTAAAATATTACACAATAGATTTATTTAATGTATGGAGATTAACCTGTGAGTATTTAATAATTGCTGGTAGAGGTGAGTATACTACAAAAGCTAAACATGGTATTGGTATAGGAAGCAAGAAAGAAGATTATACAGCTAGCTGTTTTGTAAATAGAGTAGTACATTGTTAGGTTCCTATGATAGATATACATGAAGGAGCTACAGATTCATACATAGCTTTTAATGAAATTTGGGCAAATAATTTAGATACAGCTTTAATCGTTGGAGCTTCATCTTAGATAATTGTTAATAATTAGTTTGTTGGAGGTCAAGGAAAAGGATGTATATATATAGATGAAAATGTAAATCTATTAAAAATAGAAGGTAATTATTTTGACGGATCATATGATAAATTAGATACTAATTATGGTATATATGCTACTAAGTAGTCTGGCAAAAATATTATTACTGGTAATAGTTTTTGGCATCTAAAAAAAGAAGCAATACATGTAGAAGGATTATTTGACAGTACAATTGCAAATAATAATTTTGATGATAATGATATATATGGCAGAGGATTACCAGATATCTATTTAGGTGTTAGTTCTTATAGTAATGTTATTATAGGTAATACTTTTAATAGACAAATGATATTTGATCCATCAGATAATTATGTAGTTAAAAATAGAAAAGATGCTGGTACTCTAGCGCCAATATTTAATATAAGCAGCACTATTAGTAATGGCACTACGTTGATTACAGGTAATACGCTAATTAATCCGCAGTTATACCTACCAGCAGTATACACTAATAATCCTAATTTGATTGTTTCTAAGGGTAATAATCATAGTATATTTGAAAATAAATCTAGTGATCCTACTTTAAATTATATGCAATGTGGAGATATAAAAGCTACACAGAATGCTCCAATTATTAAGAATACATTAAATGGATTCAATAGATTACAAATTATAAAAACAAGTTAGTAGAAAAAACAAAGTGAAGCATTAAATCATTATACCTTTGATGGAACTAGTGTATTTGATACTGATAATATAAAGCCTACTTGGGTTTATAAAGAAACTTGGTATGATAGTAACGGTAATCCAGCATATGCTGAAAAAACAGGTACTTAGTATTAGAGACCAGCTAATGTTAAAATGGGTTTTTATTATTTCGATACATCGTTGAACAAACCTATTTGGAAAAATTCAGATACTGAAAATGTTTGGATAGATGCTACAGGAGCTACTGTATAACAATAAAATAATTAAGATATGGCATAGTATGCAACTAAAGATGAATTAAACGAACTCACTGGACTAGTAAGAACATTATAGGGCAATATAAAAACTCTAGATACTAGTGTTGGTGAACTTGATACATTAGTAGAAAGAATTAATCACTTATCTACTTTAAAAGATGTTACTATTACTTATATTACAGAAGGTGACTTACTGTAGTATGCTAGTGATGGTACATGGCATAATATACAACCATCAGCATTAGGTATTGGTGGTGGAGAAGGAGGCGGTGTAGTAGATACTGCTGTAGTAAAAGCTATGATTAAATCTGAAGGTAGTAAGTTATTCTTAAGTAAATTGTACGATGACACAGCTGCTGGTATAATTACTTTCAATGGAGGTTTAAGAAGTAATAAGATGACTTATCTAAATCAAGGAGTTCAGATAGGTACTTTTGTTACTGGTATGATTGGTGGTACAGGTGCTCAAATAGATAAGGATGGTAGAGGAGAAATGACTAGTCTTATCCTTAGAGAGTTTTTAGAAGTACCAGAATTAAGATTTAATAAGATAGATGTAGTAAGTGGTGAACTGTGGAATTCAATTGCATTCGGTACAATTGAAGATGTAGACTTAGTTAATCAGATTGTTACATTGAAGTTAGAAGATGGAGAATATAGTGGTATACATGTAAATGATATATGTAGAGGTATATTCCATAACTTTGATGGAGTTAATAATACTGAAACTGGTACTGATGATTGTGGATTTGATAAAGTATAGGGTTTTACTACATCTTACTTTACTCCTATAGAAGTATTAGATGCTAGAGGTAAACAATTCAGATATTCATTGAAACAAGGTACTACACAACATCCTTGTAAGTCAATGAAATTTGCTGTTTATGGTAACTTTACTGATGAAACCAGACAAGATAGTGCTTACTCTACTAGACAATATAAGAGATATTTAAAGAAAGTAAATACTTGGCATATTAATCCATCTAAAAATATAGCATCACAATTTGGTTTATTAGATGGTTTAAATATACCAGGTGCTCCTAACGATGGTAATCTTACTGGTAATGGTGCATATATTAGTAATATTTATCTTACTGATGCATATGTGCAATTTACTCCTGAACAGATGGAAGACTTACATGGTCAGGATGCTTATTCAGTATCTCTTACTAGAACAGAAGGTAGTATAATTGTTGATAACGAATTCAATATCATAACAGATTATCAATAGCAAGAACAATTTACATTTGAAGTATAGGCGTGGAGAGGTAAAACAGCTTTAACATATAATACTGTAGTAGACAGAGATACATTCTTCTGTACTTGGGAATCTAATGGTATTGAATGTAGAGTAGATAATGGTAAGTTTACTATTACTAAGATTACCAATATTCACGATATGAAGTTACTTATTTATATTCATTGTGAAGGTACTGCTATATTCAATAGAGAGTTCAATCTATCGTACTAGCTAGAAGGTAATAGTTTATGGGTAACATATAATGATAATGATGCTACTCCTGATAGACCTGTTGGAGATGGTACATCATATGGTTGGCATAGAAACTATACAGCATCTGCTATATGGATGTCTACTAAAAGTTCTCGCAAAGTAGATGATCCCGATGTACAGTGGGGAGATCCTAATAGATTCCGTGGTGCATCTGTAGCTGGTACAGATGGTCAGTATACCGTATTCTGTTATACTAATTCTAGTGTAAAACCACCTAAACCTACCAGTTCACAAATACCACCTGTTGATGATAACTACACTTGGTATATGTATCCACCTACTAGAGAAAGTATGGATGTATATACTTGGATGATTCAAGCTACAGTATATGCTGATAAATCGTTATCAGGTTGGACAGATCCTATTAGACTTACTGGTGAAACAGGTGAAGATGGATCTGATGGTACTAAACTTGAATTTATTTATAAAGTAACTAGTGCTAGTGATGCTCCTGATAAACCAGATACATCTCAACAAGATGATTATATACCATTTGGTTGGTCAGATAGTCCACAAGGAGTATCTAAGGAAATGATGTATGAATGGGTATCACAACGTGAAAAGAAAGCAGCTAAAATTGGAGAAGGTGTATGGGGGGAATTCTCACAACCAGTATTATGGTCCAAGTGGGGTGAAAAAGGTATGGATGGGGATGGTTATGAGTATATTTTTACTCGTACTGCCGATGTTGATAGAGTACCACAAACTCCATCATCTATTCAATAGAATGATTATATACCGACTATATCTAATGGTGGATCTAAAGATTATAACTGGTCTGATGATCCTAAAGGAGTAAATGAAGACTATAAAGCTGAATGGACTTGCAAACGTGTACGTACAGACGGTGTATGGTCTAATTTTAGTACTCCAGCACTATGGTCTAATTGGGGTGAACAAGGTCTATCTGGTGGTCATTATCAATATAGATGGAAGATATCTGCTACTAAACCATCTATTCCTACAGATGCAGCTGCTTCAGGTTGGTCTACTAATAGTGAGTTAGTACCAGGAGATGGTGAGTACGTATGGTAGATTCAACGATTTGCTAATCCAGATGGTACTTTAACGGCATGGTCTAATCTTATACGTCTTACTGGTGCTGATGGTGAGGATGGTAAAGATGGTAATAGTATTGAATTTATTTATACTAGGAATGCAGATGGATCTCAACCTTCTACTCCTGCTAGTGTAAATCAAGCTGGTCATATACCTTCTGGTTGGACAAATCATCCTTCTGGTGTTACCGCATCATTAATGTATGAATGGGTATCTCAAAGATACCTAGATAAGTCTACTTAGAAATGGGGTGATTGGTCAACTCCTGGTATATGGTCTAGATACTCAGAAAGAGGTAAAGATGGTGATGGATACGAGTACATCTATAGGAGATTTTCTAACTATGTTGGTGGTACTAGTTTAGCTCCAGGTGGTTAGTATTATCCACCAGCTAATGTGGACTCTAGTGAATATCAACAAGACGATTATGTACCAGACGGATGGACTGATAATCCAACTGGTCCTACAGATGCTATTAAATATGAATATGTATGGACTAGAAAGAAAGAAAATAGTAAATGGTAGGCTTGGAAGACTGGCGCATTGTGGTCTAAGTGGGGAGATAAAGGAGATCAAGGAGATCCGGGACAAGATGGATCAGATGGATCTGATGGAGCAGATGGATATAGTATTACTATGAGCGGTGCTCCAGCATCTATTAGATCAAGTTTAGGGTATTTGCAAACTACTAGTTGTACACTCAGAGCTATTAAAACTAATAGTAGTGGAGTAACAAGCTAGGCATATGGTTACTTTGCTGTATATCGTTATAGTGGTAGTAGCTGGAATAAAGTATCTTCTTCTAGTTCTAATCAATCCTCTTATACTGCAAGCTGGGCTTCAGATACGTATGCTACTAAATTCTGGTTTGGTTTCTGTACAGATACTACTCCTTCACCTGATAGTCAGCGGACTGTAATCAGTTATGAAGCTCCTGTAGTATATGATGGTACGAATGGATCTGATGCTGATAGTAGTTATACCATTATGCGTGATTGCGGTTATTGGAAATCTGGTATTACTTATTATAAAGCTCCTGCTACTACTGCTATGAACAGTAGTGAATATACTAAGTACGAGAATTATCAAAATATGACAGTAGTAGATTATGTTTAGTATAGTGGTAATACATATTTAGCTAAATCTACTAATACCAATCAAACTCCATCATCTGGCAGCTCATATTGGCAATAGGCTAGTAAGAATAATACTTTAACTGTAAACAACTTATTAGCTAATAACGCTAAACTTGGTGAATTCAGTTTTAGTAATAATATATTTACTTCTAATAATGGAGTGTTATCAATGAACAGTAATACTGGAGCATTTACATGTACAAATGCAACTATCACAGGTACAGTTACTGCTACATCTGGTACGTTCACTAATGGTGTATTCACTAACTGTACTACTACAAATCTCACTATTAATAGTGGTACATTAAAAATGAGCAGTTCTATTACTAGCAGTTTAGGTACTCCAAGTTAGGCATATTCTATTACTACTACTACTAATATTACAGGTTCTGGTTTCTCTATATTATCTGCTACTAGTTCTAATGACTTAATTCGTGCAACATTTGGTTCAAAAGTAGTATCTGTATATAATAGTAGCTATAGTAGTATTAGTGCGTTAGCAGCTATAGCTATAGATGGTTACTATGTTTCTGGTAGAAATACTGTTACTGTGCCGTTGTACATATCTGCGGCATCAGTATCTGATGCCGCAATCTTTGTAGACAACGGTGCTTTCTATGGTTGGAACTTACCAGTTTTGAATATTTCAGCATTAATTAATGGTGTAATATTTTCATGTGTATGTAATGTAACTTCATCTGGGTATACTATGGTTTTAAACCAAGGTAAAGTAGGAACAATGGTATTTATGAGTGTATCTAATGGATATACATATACTATTAGACGAGATTCATGTGCATGGATATCATCCACTGGTGCATATCAATCAGCTGGTACTAGTTCTACTACATATAATGATGATGCTAGAATATTTGTACGTGTTGCTTATAACACTTGGTAGGAATATTTCGTTGGTTAATAAAAAAATTAAATAAAGAAACTATGAAAATAAATTTTAAACAACTCAAAGTATATGTTGATATAAATAAAACTGTTGAACAGTATATTGATGTAGCTAAAGATTTAGCTGAAGGTTTATACAAAACATCAGCTGGAATAGCAGGTCACTCGTTAGCATTAAAAATATATAATTCTACTGGAGAAGAAGACTATAGTGAATTAGAAGTAGATTTAATTACTAAGTATGCTAATCAATATGCTACTCCTTTCTTTATAGATGCTTTAAGTAATATTAAAAATGAATAGTCAATTACACAATCAGATCAAACAGTTGAGTGACAGAGAACTACTAGAGGGCATCTATTAGATGCTCCTAGTAGTAATGCAAGAGCAACTAGTTAGTGATAGTAAGCAATTAGGCATAAATGTTATAGCTGATTTATTAGTAGATAATATGTATAGAAATAGAGAAAGAAATGAAAATAATAACAATGCACCATATATTGGGCAATAAGATACTAGAATATGATGTTGATGACAGAGGAGTCATCATAGATGAAAGAGAATATGATGCTGCTACTTATAATAAGAATAAAGATGATCTAGATTATTATGGGATATCTTTTACTTATGAATAGGTAAGTTCTGCTAGGACTAGAACTGGTATTGCAGACTATCATAAGAATCTACCTATATAGTCTAAGATGAAAGGTTGTACTGTATCTTCTGATGGAACAGTAAAATATTTAAATCCAACAGATTGGACTAAGTATGAAGATGGTACAGACAGAGATTATACTCTTAATACTATGGTAGAAATACCTGAATTTTGGGCTTTAACTGTAGTTACTGATGATAATATTGAATTAAGACTGTATCAACATGAAGTAGAAGGAGCTGAACATTTTCCTAAAGCATATTGTTCTGCATATGAAGCATATAATGATAATAAAGTATTAAAGTCTATTAACAATGGTACAGTTAAGCCAACAGTATCTATTAATAGATCTACATCTTAGTTATATGCAAGAGCTAATGGCAATGACCACTGGAACATATATACTTATAAAATACATAAAGCTATTGCTTTACTATATATAGTAGAGTATGCTAATATGAATGGACAATTAAATGTTAACGATCAATTAACAGCTGAAGGTTACAAACAAGGTGGTCTTGGTACTGGAGCTACAGATGGAGCTATTAGTGTCAATGGTGCTTCTTTTTACTCTGTATTTACTTGTGGTTGTACAGATAGTCTAGGTAATGGATCTGGTCAAATAACTCAACAGTTTAGTAATACTGATGCAGAAGGAACTGTTACTAGCACTGTTACTAGAAAAGCAAATAGATACCGTGGTATTGAAAATCCGTTTGGTCATGTATTTAAAAATACTATTGATGTAATCGTTCATTATAATGCAGAAACAGGTGTTAATGATGTATACTATACAGAAGATCGTACTAAATTTAGTGATACATTAAGTAATTATGAATTTAAATGTAGTACAGTAACTGTTAACAATTGGTATAAAGATTTGCAATATACTCCACAATTTGAATTATTTGTAGCACCAGGGACTGGAACTCACAATCAATCTAGTAATTACTTTACTGACTACACTTATTCGTCTAATAGTACAGCTAATAGAACTGTTTTTATCGGCGGTCACTTGAGTAATAGTTCTCATGCGGGTTGGTTCGCTTTGTGGTCTCCCAACGGTCTTGGTGCTTCCCTTGCTGCTGTCGGGTGTCGTTTAGTATATCTGCCATAATTAAATTATAGGTTGTCTCTCCGTGAATAAAAAGCAGTAACTTGAGTAATAGTTCTAATGCAGGTTAGTTCTATTTGAAGTCTAACAACAGTCTTAGTAATTCCAATGCTGATATCGAGTAAATAAATTACTATTAACAATTAACGTATTTTATCATATAATAGCTACCTTAGGAGAGAGACCTTACCTCTAGGTAAAAAACATAAATTCATTAATAGGGCTAGTAGCTTAATGTCGAAAACTCTTATTTAATTTATACATAAAATCACATGGATAGAAATGAATTAATAAAAGAAGTAAGCAAATATTTCAAAGTTTAGGAATTAGTATGTCCGCATTGCTATAATAAATTTGGTGAAACTTCTTGGTAGTTTATAAGTACTGAAATACTTAGTACTTTGTATGTATTACGTACTAAAATATTTAATAAGCCTATTACTGTTAATACTTGGAAAGCTGGTGGTTAGTTCTCACAAAGAGGTTTACGTTGTAATATGTGTTAGTTAGTAAAGAATAAAAGTAGCATTTACTTATCCGCACACTGTTTAGGTAAAGCAATAGATTTTAATGTAAAGGATTTAGATAGTAATGCAGTAAATAATATAGTAAGATAGAATGCTGAATTATTTGAATACCCTATTAGATTAGAAGCTAATACCGATGGATGGTCACACATCGACGTATACCAGCCAAAAGACTCTTCTAAGAAGCTTTTAGAGTTTAATGGATAAGTTGTTCATTTATTAAAGAAAGTGGCTTAAAACGCTTTAAAATACGTTATGGAAAAAGAAACAATATTATATAATATATTATATGTGGATAATAGAGCTAGGAATATTATTCCAGAAGTAATTGATGCTTGGAATCTTACTCCACATAGATTTATTAAATCTGGTGAAACAGTATCACTAGATGTTCATAGTAATATGTACAATATTCAAGGATTTAGTTCTGCACAGTATGTACATATAAATGTCAAATAGGATAGAATAGATATTACATTAGATCCTAATGACACAGATAGTACTAGACAGGCACGTATATCTCTTAATATAAGTGACTCTACAGGTACTCATAAGTTATTACAATTTGTAATACATTAGAATTAACAATTAAAATATACGTATATGACAAGAATAACAAGAAGCTATATAGCTCCAAATCCTAAAGAGTTTGATTACTGGGTTGACTTAGCAGCAGATCCAAAAGGTAACGTAATTAAGTATTACTCTGGTGATAGTAAATGGTTGCCTTTAAATGATGATACTGACAATGCTCAGAGCGCTAGAATTGAAGCACTTGAATCAGGTAAAGTAGATAAAGTAGAAGGTAAAGTATTATCTAGTAATGACTTTACTAATGCATATAAAACTAAGTTAGACGGTATTACTGCACAAGCTAATAAAACTATTGTAGATAATTCATTAACATCTACAAGTACTACTAACGCTTTAGCTGCTGCTCAAGGCAAAGCTTTAAAAGATTTAATTGACGCTTTAACTGCAAGAGTTGCTGCATTAGAGGCACCAGCAGCTTAATAAATAAGTATATATATGGTACAAAATAGAATAATATTTTTTGCAACATCTGTTCAACCTAATCCGGAAGAAATAGACTATTGGGTTGACTTATCTGATAATCCTTACGGTGGCAGCATTAAATATTTCAATGGAACCGAATGGGTAAGGCTGGCTGCCTCTGGTGGTATACCTGATCTTAGCAACTACTATACTAAAACACAGGTAAACAAATTGCTTAATGATAAAGCAAATGTTAGTGATGTAGATAGTAAAGTAGATGATGAAGAAGTAAAAGATGTAATAAAGGATATACAATTTAATACTTCTAATCCTAACAATATTACAATGGTAATGTTTAAGTATGATGGAAGTAATAAAACTGTTTCAATACCAGTAGCCTCTACAAGTTCTGCTGGTATCATTACATCTAAAGATTTCTTAGACTTTGTTAAGCAGCATCAGTTATAGGAACTTCATACTGAGATGATTGATACCTTTGCTGATATACGTGCAAAGTATTAGAAGAAACTCATTGCAGGTTTAAACATTGAAATTGATCAAGAAACCAATGTGATTAGTGCATCTAGTGATCTAGCTGTACAATGGGATAATATTACTAACAAACCAGATTTTAAACCAGTAGCTACATCTGGTGATTATAATGACTTAATTAATAAGTTAAAACCAGGTAAAGATGTTAGTATTAGTGAAGATAATACGATTAGTATTGCTATTGATTCAGATTCATTGGAACAGTCTTTAGCTACTTTACAAAGTAATATAGATAAAGAAGCTGCTACTGCTCGTGCTGCTGAAACTAAATTAGGCAATGATATAGCTACTGAGAAGAATAGAGCTCAATCTGCTGAATAGACTATTGGTACTAATTTATAGAATGAAATTAATAGATCTACTCAAGTAGATACTCAACATACTAATGCTATAAACAAGGAAGTACAGGATAGAAAAGAAGCTATTGCTACAGAAGTTAGTGATAGAAATGCAGCTATCTTAGTAGAAACTAATAGGGCAAAAGCTAAAGAAGAAGAGCTAGACAATAAGATTACTGATCATACTAATGCAACTAATGCAGCATTAGCATTAAAAGCAGATAAGTCTGATACTTATACTAAAGCACAAGTAGATGCTAAATTATCTGGTGCTTATAAAGTAAAAGGATCTAGTACATTTGAAGCTCTACCTAAAGATAATAATGTAGTTGGTGATGTATATAATATTACTAATGCATTTAACTTAGGTGGTAAACATTATGATGCTGGTACTAATGTAGTATGGACTGAAGATGGTTGGGATGCTTTATCAGGTTCATTTGATACTACTGCTATTGAAGGTAGTATTCAAGAAGTAGCTGATGATTTAGCTCAAGAGATATTAGATAGAACTCAAGCTGATACTACTATTAATAACAATGTGTCTTCACTTACTAATAGAGTAAAAGTGAATGAAGATAAACTTACTATTATTAATGGTAATGAATCTACTACTGGTTCTATAGCTAATGCTATTAAACAGGCTAAATCATATACAGATACTACTGTAACAGCTGAATAGACTAGAGCAGAGAAAGCAGAATAGAAACTAACTAGTGATTTAGCTAGTGAAGTAACTAGAGCTAAAGGCGCTGAATCAGCTAATGCTACAGCTATAGCAAATGAAGTAGAAAGAGCTACTGGTGTAGAAGAGACATTGAATAGTAATATTACTCAACTGTAGGCTCAAAAAGTAGATAAAGTTGAAGGTAAAGGTCTTAGTACTAATGATTATACTACTCCTGAAAAGAATAAACTAGCTGCTATTGAAGCTGAAGCTAATAAGTATGTATTACCTGCTGCTACAGCTAGTGCATTAGGTGGTGTTAAGATAGGTAGTAATATAACATTAGCAAATGGTGGTACTATTAGTATAACTAAGGCTAATGTAACTAGTGCATTAGGTGTAGATCCTACTACTACTTATGTAAAGAAAGCTGGTGATACTATGACTGGTATACTAAATATTAAGAATTCAGAAGGAGCTCAATTAGAATTATTCAGTACTGCATCTGCCGGTGGTGCGTATATGAGATTCTATCCTAACAATTAGACAGATAATAAATGGTATCTTGGTGTTGGAACTAAATAGACTCTCAACATTGGTTATAATGCTGTTACTAAAGCTTCATTAGGAGATGGATAGTTATCATTAACAACCAGTGCTAATCTAGCTCCTATCAAAACTAATTCTACTACTCTATGTACCAATCTGAATGCAGATATGGTAGATGGTTACAATGTGTCTGAAGGCGATAAAACAGGTATTCATTATACTAAGTTTTATGGAGTAGGTGCTAATAACACAGATTGGCTGAAATTAGCTACTTTACCACTAGTATCACAAAATACTACTTCTGCTAAATATGTTATTTTTGAAATAGTAGGAGGTGGAAATTTTGGTTCTAATCAATACAATTATTCTACACTAGTAGCTAGTACTAGAGATAAAGAATCTGTTAAATTAGTTAAGTAGCAAAGTGATACGTAGCTTAGTGGAGATGCAGTAATAGCTGGATATGTAGTCACTTCTACAAATGTAGAAATTTGGTTAGGTTTTACTGGAACATATAGATCGTCTATTTCTATTACTTGTAAGAATAAACAATTAGCTAACGATGTATTAACTAGTAGTTTTGTTACTACTAAACCAGATAATTTTGTATTAGGTGAAATTGTTACACTAGATGCTCCAGACTGGTACGGTGTATCTTGGTCAGAAACATCATCTAATCCAGATTGTACTCGTATTGGTAATATGGATATGCATAGAACACTGCCTATATAGAGTATGATGAAAGGATATAAAGTTACAACAAAATATGGAAATCTACCATATATGCTAAGAAAATTAGAAGATGATTGGAGCAAAACTATTGGAGGGTATTATGGTAGCAAATATGATAATAATTTTAACGGAGACGATACTAATATTATGGTTCTTATACCAGAATTTTGGTGGATAGACGACTATTCATCGTCTTCAGAAACACATAATTTAAAAATATGCCCTCATGCTAAACCTGGATGGAATCATCATAAAGAAGCCTATGTTGGTGCGTATGAAGGATTTGTTAGTAACAGCTCGTTCTTTTCCAGAAAAGGAGTACATCCTTCTGTAAATGTTACAAGAGAAATATTAAGAACAGCTGCTAGAAATAATGGCAATACGAATGAATACAAATGGAATATATATACATATAATGAACACAGAGCTATATGTCATTTATTCTTAGTAGAATATGCTACCAGAAATAGTCAAAAAGCAGTTAATACTGCATTAACAGTTGAAGGATTTAGACAAGGTGGATTGGGTTCTGGTTGTACTACAGGTACGGTAACTATCAACGGAGCTACAACTTACTCGTTTATTCCTACTGGAAGTTCTGATAGTTTAGGTAGTGGTTCTGGTGAAGTTACAGTAACTATACAATAGACAGATTCATCTGGCTCTAATACTACAACTACTACAAGAAAGTGTAATAGATATAGAGGAATAGAGAATCCATTTGGTCATGTATGGAAGCATACTGATGATGTTATAAGTTAGTACTCTATTGTAAATAGCAAAGGATATAAAAATTGGAGTAAGTGTGAAAATCCAAAAAACTTTAGTAATAACTTAACTGCTAACTATGTGCCTATATGTATAGAACCAATAACAACTGGTTATAAAACCAAAATAGTAATTACACCTACTTGTGATTTCTTTGCAGCAGCTTGTACTAATGGCTCAGAATCTACATATTGGTGTGATTATAACTGGGACAATACAGATACTTCAGAACATTGTTTGTTAATCGGTGGTCACTCTGACCTTGGCGGTCTGGCGGGTCTATTCTATCTTGCTTCCTCTAATGGTGTTGGTGCTTCCGGTGCTGATGTCGGTTCTCGATTAACATATCTCCCGTGGGCGGAGTAATGACTTAATTATACAATACGGTGTAGTTAAGTAATACCCACAGGTTGCTTCTCTTGAATTAGAACGAGTACATTGTTAGTTTTAAGTAAAAAAAGTAGTAACTCTGACAATAGCAGTAAAGCAGGTCTATTCAATCTTAATTCCAATAATAGTGTTAGTAATTCCAATGCTAATATCAGTTCAATGAAATTACATTTTCAGAAGATTATCAGGATATCATATAATGGCTAACTACTGAGAAGGACCTTACCACTTGGTAAAAAATATAAATAATTTATTAAGGGTTAGTAGCGAAATATCGAAAGCTCTTTGTAATTTCAGACTATGAAAAAATTTAGAAATTTATATTAGAAAATAACAGATTTAGATAATATAATATTAGCTCATCATAATGCTAGAAGAAATAAAACTCATAGAGATGATGTTAAAAAAGTTGATGAAGATATAGAAGGTTTCTGTAAGTAGATATAGGAAATGTTAATAAATCATACTTATAAAACTTCTGAATATTTTACTTTTAAATTATATGAGCCTAAAGAAAGAATAATTTTTAAATTGCCTTATTACCCAGATCGTATAGTACATCACGCTATTATGAATGTGATGGAACCTTTGTGGATTAATTAGATGATACCTTAGACTTATAGTTGTATTAAGAAAAGAGGAATTCATAAAGTACTTAAGTAGATACAACATGATCTGAAAGATATAGAGAATACTAAATACTGTCTTAAGATAGATATTAGAAAGTTTTATCCTTCAGTAGATCATGATATATTAAAACAAATAATTAGAATAAAAGTTGCAGATAGAGAACTGTTATAGTTACTAGATGAAATAATAGATTCTTCAGAAGGAGTACCTATTGGTAATTACTTATCTTAGTTCTTTGCTAATCTGTATCTATCTTACTTTGATCACTGGGTTAAAGAAGATAAAAACATAAAGTATTATTATAGATATGCAGATGATATAGTAATACTTTATAAAGATAAAGAGTCTTTGCAGACATTACTTAGAGATATCAAGTAGTATCTAAAAGATAATTTAAAACTGTAGTTAAAGAATAACTATTAGGTATTCCCAGTAGAAAGTAGAAGTATAGATTTTGTTGGATATAAAATATATCATAACTTTACTTTAGTTAGAAAGGCATTAAAGAAAAGATATTGTAAGAAGAATGCTAAACTGAATAAAAGAAGTACTAACTACAAATATTATAGAAGAAAAATGGCTAGCTACATAGGATGGTTTAAACACGCTAACTGTTATTCTTTACTTACTAAAACTATTAAACATAAAGAGCTATTAGATTACCTGGATATACGTAAGGGAAATAGAACATACGAATAATGAGTACGTTATAGTTATATAATTGCAGAGACTTTAACATATGCTAGCAGTAATAAATATTGACTAGCATTTTTATTTCAGATAAAATTATTTTAAGTTGTGTTGAGTAGAAGTTTATATATAATGAATCTTGCAAGACGTATATTTGCTAATGGATATCAATCTATAGTAGGTTGGTTAACAGGTATAGCAACTATACTAGCACCAGCTGCACCATTAATAGGTGTGTCATTTCTATTCATAATATTAGACTTAATCTATGGGTATAAAGTATGTAGACAAGTAACTCACAAGAATTATTTTGAATCTGGCAAGTTTTGGTCTACTATTGAGAAACTAGGATTTGCAGCTATAATGATAGCTGGATTTACTTTATTAGATAAGTTTATATTTATGACATATGCCGATCTGGTGTTAGCTAAAGTTGCAGCAGGAGCAGTATGTTTTGCAGAAATAATATCATTATTAGAATCTAGGAAAGCATTAAAACCTAATTCATTAGTTACAAGACTCTTCACAAAGATTATAAAGTCGAAAGCAGAAAAATATTTAGATGTAGATATAACAGACATCTTAGAAGAACAAAATACTATTACAAATGATACCAATACTGATAAGTCTAGCAAAAAGATTAACAAGTAACATTATCGGTTGGTTTAAAAGAAATTACAAAGCAATGGCAGTGATTATCATTACGATTCTCGCTGCCATTTGTTTTTATTAGAATAACTAGCTAGATAAGAAGAATAAAGAAATAGATAGAGTAACTAATAACTATCTTTACTATGAATAGCTAGCAACATAGTAGAAGAATGATAATAGAGTGTTATAGCTTACTCTAGATGAATTTAAAGAAACCAAAGATAGCTTGATACAAGAAGTACATGCTACAGTAAAGAAATTAAAAATCAAAGAGAAGGAGTTGAAATAGGTACAGATATAGGAGTAGAAAGTAGTACATGATACTACTATAGTAGTTAGATCAACTGACTTTAAAGTGGAAATCAAACCAAATAATTTGACATCAATCGTAATAAATAAAAGAGATACGCTCCTAACACATAGTATCGACATTCGCAATACACAATCACTATTTATTCATACTAAAAAAGAATATAAGCGTAATTATAAGAATTGGTTCTAGCGACTCCTTCACTTTGATTTTAAAAAACGAACTATTTATAAGTACCAAATTGATAACAGTAACAAGTTAATCAATGTAGAAAATACTAGAATAATAGATTTATCAAAATGAACTTTATAAGTCGAATAATTAAATCAATTAATGCAATGAGAGAAAGACTGAAAATAGAGCGTCATGAGGCTATGTATGGTCCACACTTCAATGAAGAATGTGCACTAAAAGCAGTCTCTAAGATGGAAAACGAAGATGGCTCTCGTGGAGAACATTGGAGTTTAGAAGAAACTACTTCAATCGCTAACCAGTACGGAATCAATCTGAAAGGTGAGAAATACAACAAGTATGATTGGTACGTTGCTCTCAACATGATACGTTCAGACTATTATCGTGCAGTTGTTACTATGACAAGCAGTGATCACATTAAGTACTTTGTAGAACTAGCAAAAGCCTGGTTGAATGACAAAGACATAGAAGAAGGAAAGATGTGGTATTACTATTGCTATATCATGTGTGATAAATTGCGCAAAGAAGCTAAGAAGATGTTTATAGGAGGGTTCCCAAAACCACCAATGCCACCTATGCCTAATGTACCAACTCCAATGAAATAATACTCGGCAACGCTCACAACGTTCGCTCACCTCTACGAGGCTCGCTCACTGTATAGTGGACGAGCTTTTGTTGTTTATGTATGTTAATAATATTTCCTCGCTTCACTCAGAGTTCCTTCGCTTCGCTCGGAAAAATTATTATAAAGCTTTTTAAGAAAGGCTATTAGTTTCTGTTAAGGAGTGTATCTGAGATACTATAAAAATTTACAGCAGGTCTTAAAATGCGTTTTAAGACTATTATAATTATAATTTAAATACGTATTTAATATGACACTTAATATGCTTGTTGACGATATTTTACTCGAAGCCAGAAATAACAATATAGGTGAGAGTGAAAAGTTGAGTCGTTATCAAATTGAATTATGGATAAAATCGTATCGAGCCTACTTATTAAAATAGAAATTAGATAAAGGTGAGTAGCTTGATTAGATTTTTTATCAAACTATACGTATGCATTTGGATAAAATAGAAAAAGATCCAGGTCATACAGAATACCAAGGGGATAAAGAACTACCTACTTTACTTGGTACTAAACTTACTACTTCAGTAATAACAGTAAAAGATGCCTATGGTAATATTATTCAATTAGGTTCTGAAACTAAAATGAAATTCTAGAGATATAGAAAGTATACCTGTAAAGATTATATTGCATATGTTAAAGGTAATAGAATATATGTAGAAGGTGATGCTAATCAACTAGAATATGTTGATGTAGAAATAATTGCTGAAGATCCTACTGAAGACAAACTGTGTTATGATCCAGATAAGGATGAATATCCTTTACCAGCTTATATGTGGGGTACAGTTAAGTAGTTAATATTTACTAAAGATTTCTTAACTATGAGATAGCAAGTATCTGATACTACTAATGATAGTAAAGATGATACTTAGAATGTGATGAATTAGAATGTTAATAGAAGTATAAGACGATGAACGAATTGAATAAATCAGCGTTTAAAACCGCTTCCTATACTATTCCGTCGTTTTATAATTCTTATTTAGAAAGTATTGAACCAGATACTGTTTACGATATTGATTATACTACATACAGAAAAATAATAACAGAATACTTTCAATATCTGAGAGATTAGATAATAGAAGAAAGTAAAAGAGTAAAATTACCATATAGAATGGGTAGTTTACAAATAATCAAAAAGCAACCAAAACACTTAGATAGTAGAAGTCTTAAAATTGATTATTAGGCTACTAAAGAATATGGAAAGTTAATTTACTTACTAAACGAACACTCTAATGGATATAAGTATAGGCTATATTGGGATAAATAGGATTTACTAGTTAAAAATAAAAGTAAATACTAGATATAGTTAAGTAGAGCTAATAAGAGAAATTTAGCTAGCATAATTAAAAATAAAGTTCACGATTACGAAGAAATATGATTTACAAAATGACAAGTAGTAAAGCCGTGATTGCTAAAGTAATTGCGGACTTAGGTTTAAATGAAACTGAAATACCTATTACAGACATCAAACAATGGATAGGAGAGAGTTTAATGAATATAGGTTCTATTAATCAATTAGATCACAAAGTAGAAGTAATACCTATCAATGGTTATTAGGCTAAGTTACCATGTGACCTAGAAAGATTAAATAGTGTAGCTTACTCTACATGTGATTGTGGTGGTTGGATACCTATGAAAAAGAGCACTGGTACATTCAGTGTATATGATAAGAAAGATAACTGTGATTGTTGTAATATGATTATACACGATGATGTATTAATACCATTAGTAAAGAACCTTCACAATCTTACTAAAGATAAAGACGCATTAGAAATACTTAATAAAGATACTAATACTAGATAGACATTTAGCACACTAATTAATAATTATACAGTTTGTAGCAAAAATGGTAGATTACAGCACACTAGTTTTAATGGTACTAATTTCAGTTATACGCCACAATATGATGTCAAACCAGGATATCTTATCTCAAATGTCCCAGAAGGATATGCAAAAATATCATACCATGCTATCTATACTGACGAAGATGGTATGCCGATGATGCCAGACGTATAGTCTTACTTTGAAGCTTGCTTTTGGTATTGTGCACAAAAGATTCTTTATATTAAGTATATAAAAGGAGAAGTACACAGATAGTTGTGGATAGATGCTAAGAACTCTTACAACTTCTATAGAAAGCAAGCATATGCTGAATCATTAATGCCGAACCAAGACGAATTAACTAATATCAAGTACACATGGAATACATTAGTCCCAGAGATAGATGAAGAACGTACTTTCTTTAGTACTACTGGTGATAGACAAGAAATTTATAATTAGAATTATAATAGATTATGGAGATAAATAGCCAAGTAAATACATTTCTCGAAGGAATGAATCTAGATTCTGATATTACTATGCTATCTGACAAGTAGTATAGATGGGCATAGAATGTTAGATTGTTAACAGATAATGCCGGAACTACTGGAATTCTATAGAATATAGAAGATATTAGACAATATTTAGGAGGTTTAGAAATCTCTGAAAATATACTAGGTACAGCTGTTAGTAGATGGTATAATACAGATAAAGAAAAAGTAGAAGAATGTGGAATAGTATTTACTAAAGAATTGTATGAACAAAATAGAATTAATAATCTTTGGATAGTAACTGATTTTAATAGTATCAGTCCAACTTGGACTCTAATAGTATCTGCACAATTAAATATTACAGACAACGTATCCATTGTTACTAATTTTGAGTCTAACAATGTTAGCAAAGTATATATATCTGACGGTAATACTTCTATCAAATGCATTAATATATAGAAGAAATATAATACAAGTAAGACTAGTCCAATAACAGATAGTACATACTTTGATCTGTTACCAAGTTCTACTATTGCTCCATTTAAGTTTATTGAATGGACTTCTGGTAATTTGCCAGCAGGTATGGTACAGTATTGTTATTAGCTATTCAATGTGCATGGCGGTGAAACTACAACTTCATCACTAAGTTCTATGATACCTATATCTTCTAGTAACACTAATTCATCTAAAAACTTTAATGGAAACAATAAAGACGAAAGTACAGACAAAGGGTGTCTATTGTCAGCTACATTATTTAATGACGGTAGATTTGAAAGAATTAGAATAATTGGAATACAGTACACTAATAAAAATCAAGTACCAAAAATATACATTATAAATGAATTAGATTTGCCCAAATCTGACAATCCTACCATTACTTTTACATATAATGATATAGGTAAGAATTATATTAATGAGTTATCCATTGAAGAGTTTAACAATATAATTCCGTTTGAATTTAATGCTAAGAGTATAGCTAAAATGAATAATAGGTTATTTGCTTCAAACTTACAAGAAATAACATGGGATGTAGCTTACGATGCTAGGGCATATAGGTGCAATAAAAATGGAACAATATAGCTAAATTCTAGTATAACTGAAAATTCTTTAACTTTAACTTTTGATTAGTTATTGGGTCAAGGTAACGACTTTATTATACCAGAAGAACACGACTGTATTAACCCTATGAATAGTCAAATAGTATATCCAAATAATGAAACTGAAGAATATGCTTACGGATATGATGATAGTAGAACCGTTAGAGGTGGCAAAGGAGTAAATATAAGTTATAGATTTGTTACTACAGACTTAATAGAATCTGACAATACTCCATCTGTAGATGAAGAAGGTAATAAATTATTAGCTTATAATATGGAATTATCTGCATCTAAAAGAGTAGACGCTACTATTAAGTTAAAATGTCCAGAGAACGGTCAAACTGTATATATCTATAATAATGATAATACATTTAGAATAAGAAATTATAGCGATCCATTTTACGTATCTAATTTTTTAGGGTATTAGAGAGACGAAGTATATAGATTTGGAATAGTATTTTATAATTAGAAAAATATACCATCTCCTGTACATTGGATCGGAGATATTAGATTTCCATCTGGTGATATTGAAGGATATGAACCATTTACTTTTGCTGATACAGTTGATGGAACTGGTAATTATGAATTAATATCTCATCCGTTAGGTATAGTATTTTATGTATAGAATCTTCCTACAGATGTAGTAGCTTATGAAATAGTAAGATGCGACAGAACATTGGCAGATAGAACTGTAGTTACTTAGGGATTACTAAACAAAACTGTTAGATTCAATGGGTGGTAGAATAATACTGAAGATTATAGAGCTGAATATTCTATTGGTAGCATAGATAGAAGACCTACTATTATGCCAACATTTACAGACACTACCGTATCACCGTTTGCACAAGGAATATATCATATATATGATAACAAAATGGTATAGCAAGATACTCAAGCTATAAACCCAATGGACGTTAACGGTATATTTGATTTAGTAACAGCTGATATATGTTTTAATAAAGAAAATTCAGATTCTATTGTTACTAGTAATATGAATATAGTTCCATTATATTGTGCTCATTCCGCTACATATTGTAATGATAATAGATATAAACATCACAGACTAGGAGTACCTTTCACAAAAGTGTTAGGTAGAAATGATAACAATTAGACTGAAAATTCATTTGGTGGTGTAGTAGAAGGATCGGATTATGATGGAGATCGACCAGCTATTAAATTAGAATCTGGAGTATTTGACGGGTTTGAGTAGAATGACGGCAGACTTAGTGGAGGGGTGTGTAAATATTATTAGATGTTTGGTAAGAACTATGCTCATAAAGACAATTCTAATTTGCGTCAATCTTTTCCTATAAAAGATGTTACTAAACCAACTAATATTTCTCCTTATCAAGAAGCTTTTGATGCTAAATAGATAGTAAACTATATAGATAGATTTGGGTTTATCAATTATAGTATTGGTTCTAATGAAGCTCTTGGACCACATGGAGTATGTTTAGCTGTTAGTGCTCCAGATGTATACTCCGGAGGTTTTACTGGTATACGTACAACGCCAATGCTGAGAAAGTTTAGATACAATTCTGTACTTTTCGTTAACATAAAAAAAAGTGCTACTCAGTATGGTGGTAACACATTCATAAGTAGAAGTTATTCTACTTATTATAGTACTAGCACTTATGTTAAAACATCTTGGGAAGGATATGATACAGCAATGTGTTTTGGTGGTGATACATATTTAGGAGTATTAGATTATGCACACACCTTGTTGTTTACTAGGAATGACCCAGACGATAGAAACGGTTTTAAGAGATTTGTTGCAGCTTATATACCTTTAGAATCCAGTGTAAACTTGCACTATAGAAACGATGAACATTTTTCTCAAGATACAACAGTATCTACTGGCAATGCTCAAACTGGAGAGGCTAATATATATTTTTTAACAGAACCTGGTGCACTAAATACAAACTATACTCAAGGAAAACCTATGTATACATATAATTCAGCATATTCTAGTACTAATACCGCTAAAGGTTATATTCAAAGTTCTATATACGCTGAAGATAACGTAAAGAGTATGAATCGTATTACGTGTTCTGAAGTAAAGTCTATTAACGAATAGACAGATAGTTGGACTAAATTTAAATTTGCTAATTATTTAGATACAGATAGTACATATGGACCTGTTACTAATTTAAAAGTATTTAAAAACAGATTGTATTTCTTTTAGGATAGTTCTGTGGGTATAGCTTCTGTCAATGATAGATCATTAATTAATGACAATAATGCTGGAGAACTAGTATTAGGTACTGGAGGAGTATTAACTAGATATGATTATTTAGTTACACAAAATGGTAGTAGTATCATAAATGATAAAAGTATTACTAATTCAGAAACAACTTTATACTGGCACGATTTTGATAAAAATGTAATATGTTCATTGGGTAATGGATTTAATGAATTATCTAAAGTAAAACAAGTATAGACATATTTAAATAGATTACCAGACTCAGCTAGAAAAAATCCAGTATCATTTTATGATAAGAAATATAATGAAGTATGGTTTAGAATATACGATAGATGTTTAATATTTAATGAATAGTTAAATGTATTTACATCTTTCTATACTCATAATCCAAACTGGTTCTTCCCATTTTCTACTAGATTAGTTACTATTAAAGACAATAATTGTTACTATTTACACAATATGTATTACGTAGATGATAGCAAAGAGAAGGAAGAACGTATATCTTATGTAAGATTTGTAGTAAATAAAGATATAGCATATACTAAAGTATTCGATAATCAATGGTTTTCGGCTGAATTTGAAGATGTTGGAGATGAGGAAAAACCTACTTTAATAACTGATATACATTTTGAAACTAAGACACAAGTTACTGAACCAATAGATTATAATCAGATAGAAGTTAGAGAGGATAATTACAGATTTGCAATAAGTAGAGAAAAACAAGATAAACCAGATTTACAACAATAGACTAATATGTCTTACGCTGGAAGAATGAGAGGAAAATATTTGATTTGCAATTATACTTTTGATTGCAACGATAATAAAGAATTTAAGCTTCCGTATATTAAAACAACTTATAGATATTCAATGTTATAATATGAAAAATAAGAAATTAAAAAGAGTTCCTCGATATGCTTTCGGCGCTGATGCTATTTCAAATTGGGGAAACATGAGTGGAGTAGATAAAGCAAATGTAGTTACACAAGGAGTTGGAGCTATAGGTAGTATGATAGGTAACGCTACTAGTGGATAGAAACCTACAGCAGCTGGTGTAATAGGTGGCATAGGATCTGGAGCTGCAATGGGCGCTTCTATTGGTGGACCTTGGGGAGCAGTAATAGGTGGAGCTATTGGTGGTATTACTTCAAGTATAGGTTCTGGTGGTTCTGTTAATGAACAGACTGGTGAATATGAATTACCATCAGGAATAGCTGGTCTATTCGGTCACAGTAAAAGTTATATACGTAACAAAGCTGGTAGAATTAAAAACGGTATTCAAGCCAGACAAATGTCTGAATAGGTAGCAGCTGATTACTATCAAGAAAATGGATACAATGAATTAAGTTTATCTAAAGGTGGTGTAGTACCATCTACTATGGCTTACTTAGATGATGGTGAGATGTTAAGAACACCAGATGGAACTATAGGTTCTATACCAGAAGAAGGTAAACCTACAGATTCTAATTTATTAAATGTACCTGTTGGAACTCAAGTATTAAGTGATAAGATTAAAGTTCCAGGAACAAATAAAACATTTGCAGAAATGGGAAAGAAGTTAATGAAGAAAAGCAACAATAAAGCTAATAATATATATGCTGAAAATAGTTAGATGCTAAATGAGAGAAATAATTAGATAGCTTATCAGGCACTATTAGATTAGCAAGAAGCTTTGAAAAGTAAAAAAATAAAGAAGAATACTGCTGCTTATGCAGATGGCACTAAAGGCATTAAACCATATGGATATAATAAAAATATGTCTGATTTTAAATACTGGGATTCAGATAAAAATAACTATACACAAGATTACTTAAACTGGGTCAATGGTATCACAGATCAAGATGTAAAAGATATCTATGGCGGTAAATATGGAGATATGTCTACTTACTTAGGTAAGAACAAAGGAGTTATACCTACAGTAGAACAAGCTAGATCTTTAATGACAGACAGAAAGTATGGCGATTGGCATAAGATTGGTCAAGCATATGTAGATAGTAGATCTAATCAAAGTAATGGACCTAGACATATACCATCATCTGAAGTAGCAAGTAGATTAGGCATTCCTTATAATATTAATGCTCCTATTGGTAATGTAGATACTGCTAATGCTAGAAGTAGTAAGTACTTTAACTATACTGGTAATCCTGGACAGCTTCCAGTAGGTAATATGTATAGTGCAAATAGTAAAAAGCCAAAAACTCCAAGTGATAATAACTGGTTAGATCTAATAGACAATATAGCTGCATTAGCTGGACCTATTGGTAATATATTCTCAGGTAGTCCTGAAAGAGTAGAAACGTATACTTATGATCCAGTATATGGTCCTACTGATTATAACATAGATCCTATACTTAGAGAAGCTACTCTAAGCGATAGAATTGCTAGATACAATATGGCTAATATTAATCCTAACACAGGAGCTAATATGGCATTTGGTTTACAATCAGCAGTTAATAGGAATAAAGCTATCGCTAATGCTTATGCTACTAAGAATAATGTTGAAAATCAAATGACATTTAACAATGCTCAAATAGCTAATCAATGGGGACAACAGTATGCTAATGCTAGACATTTAGCTTCTGTAGAACAAGCTCAGAATGATGCAGCTGCTAGAAATATTCGTAGAAAAGGATTTGGTGATTTATCTACAAGAATATAGTAGATAAGTAGAGATAAACGTTTAACTAAAAGAGATTCTGCTGTACTAGAAGCTATGTTACCTTATTTGGAATATGGTATGACATCAGATCAATTAACTAAATTATATAATAATTTGAAAAGATAATGGCAACGAATAGATTTGATAAACCAATAGAAAGTGAGTATATTAGTTAGTATACACCAATACCCTTTGAATAGTTATATGCTATAGGTAAAGCAAATAACGAAAGAGTAGATAAAGCTTATTAGGATTTAGGTAATCAGTTTACTAAGTGGTCAGAGTTTAGATCACCATCAGCTGTAGATACTAAGAGATGGTATGATTTAACAGTTGGAGCTGGACAAGATGTAGTAAATAAATTAGCAGCTAATCCAGATTTGATTAAAACAGCAGAAGGTAGATCCTTAATACAATCGTTTATTAATACTAGACCTTATAACGAGCTAAGTTAGTTACAATAGAGCAGAGAAGGATTACTTTAGAGATAGAAAGTAAATCAACAACTTATGCTATCTGGTAAGTATAATCCTTTATGGCATGAAGTTGATTTTACTAATTATAATACTTTAGATAGTGGAGTATTTAATGATGTTGCTCCATTAGCTTATAAATCAGAAGTAGATTTAGTAAAACCTTACGTTGATAATCTAAAAGCTAGATATATTAGGTCAGATGGTAGTTATGATTACTCAGGTGTATCTACTGATAGAACTGATGAACAAATAGCTAAGGATATATCTGCAATATATAATACTCCAGAAGCTCAAATGCATATAAACGCTTTAGTAAGATAGGGATTTACTCCTGACCGAGCTAGAGCTTTATTTACAGATAGAATTTATAGAGCTGGTAGAGAGTTTGCGTATGAAGATAGAGAGGCAAATGAATTTGCTAAACTAGAATATAGTAACAGATTAAAAGCAGCTAGAACTAGTCAAAACGTAAGTAACGAAGGTCCTTGGTATTTAACTGATTCTTTAGAATATACAGGATTATAGAAATTTAATAATGCTAGAAACTATTACTTATCTAATAATCCTAACTATGAGAAACTAAAGAGTGATATCAATAGTAATGATCCAGTTGTTAGAGAAATGGCTAGTAAACAACTTAGATCTCTTGCAGATAGTGCTACTCCTTATAATATGTTCAGAGATATTATGAGAAAGTATGGTACAGAAAAGAATGGAAAATTACAAATTACAAATACTGATATAGATTATGCCGTTAATGATATATTCAACAACTTTGGATATACAGTTCGTAACTCTAAATTAAATGATCTATTAAGTAGCACTATATAGGGAATTACAGAAAATGAATAGAGTACTCCTTTAGGTAGACGTAAAATTATATCTGGTGGAGAGAATTTGAATTTAATGTCTAGAGTAGTATCAGAAATAGCTGGATTTGAAGCAGTAGATCCTAATCGTAATAAAGTAATAAATGCTTTGAAAGGTGGTAAGTTTAACAATATGATATTACTTAACAATGATAATATGATAACTATTCCAGTTGTTAAGAACGGTTAGCCAAGTACAGCTAATTTGCAGAGAATTAAAGTAGCTATATCTGAAGATGATATTAAGAATGCTGGTCTTACTGAAGATGATATGAAAAAAGCTGGAGCTACAATACAAACTTCTAAACAATCTATATCAGAAAGTGAAACATCTAACTTATCTGGAAAAACTTCTGGTGAAAGATCTGAATTAGGAGAACAAATAGCTAAGAAGTGGAGTAGTAATACTACTAGAACTGTTAGACCTGGTGTTAAATATTATGTATTAAATTTAAGTAATAGTGTACCAACATCTGGAGATGATTTAAATGCTGAATATTTAAATCAACAAGCACTTAAACTGAATGTGACAGGATCAGTAGCATCTGGATTATATCCAGATGTACAAAATGAATCTTTTGGATTTCAATAAATAATATAATATGGCAAAGAAACAAACATTTACTGTGGGTAGTAAAGATAATATGAGAAGTAGGCTTCAAGAGTTAAAGGATTATACATTTAATCCTTTAACTGGAGTCAATCCTTCTGAAGAACAATACGAATTTGATATGGCTCAAACTAAGCCATTAAATACTTCTTCTTTAGAAGAAACTCCTAAGTAGGAAAAGATTGTAACTACTGAAGATGCTAGTGCCACTAAAAGTGGAAAAGGACCCAACTATATAGCAGATCCGGTATTCTCATTTATCAATGGTATTCAATAGGATATGGTAGATAGACCTACTGGTGATATGCTATTGAATAATAAAGAAAAAGATGAATTAGAGTTTCAGAAAGTTTTTCTAGAAACTGAAAAAGAAATGAAGCTGTTAGATCAACAGCTTAATAGAGCTTACTTGGATAAAGATACAGATAAGGTTCATGAATTATATCCTTAGTACAAGGCTACTTTTGATGCTTACTCTAGTATGTTAGATGAATACAAAAAAGTAGCTAGCAAATACTATAATCAGTATAGATATCAACCTACTGTAGAAGAAAGATTACAAGCTCTTAATGAAGGTATTTCTGAAAGAGAACAGAAGTCTAAAGAATTAGGTGAAGATATTCAAAGAGGCAGAGATATATTACATTTTACTAATAGTATATACTCTATAAGCGATGAGTGGAAACAACTAGAACAAGAAAATTGGGCATATCAAGTACCTAGAGCATTAGGTACTTCTTTTTCGTCTATATAGGCTACAGCTGCTAACTTTGCAGCTGTTGCTGCTGCTAATTATCTAGCAGCATAGGTTGCAGCATCTCCTACTGGTCCTTATTCTCCATTAATTGCTGGTGGTGCAGCATTAATAGGAGCTGGAGTTACAGTAGGTACTAATATATGGTCTAGAGATAGAGAGTCTTTATCAGAAGTAGCTAACAATTATAAACAGAATGTTTATGAGTATGCTAACAAAAATAACATAGACATCAATAGCTTAGCAGATATAGGTAGAGAAAACCTTAGCCGTATAACTGGCGTAGAATATTCTAATGATAAGAATTCTTCAAATTATAGAAGCAATGATGAAGTGTTTGAAGATATGTTAGCATATGATATACCTACTGGTAATAATGAACTAGATGCATTGAGATATACTACTAAAAATAACTTAAAAGACATCTATAATAGAAACATGGCTTTAGCAGCTAGTGATGTAGCTCAAGCTGCTACTATAATTCCTGGAGCAGGTAAGGTGTTTACTAAAGTACTTGGTAAACTTAATTTGCCAGAGAGAGCTATTGACGGTACAATTAAGGTATTAGATAAAGCAATTGACTATACTACTAAGAAAGTAGCTCCTAAAATGTCTAATGTAGCTAAACATAGATTGTCTAAATATGTATTAGAACCTACTGTTAGAATAAGTGCTAATTCTGCATTAGAAGGCATTGAAGAAGTAACACAATACATGATTGGTAATCGCATAAATGAACAGAATACATCTGATACTAATCTGTATAATCCTCTTGATGTAGCTACTATGTTTATGGAAAACAATGCTATGGCATTGAAAGGTTTAGCTGCTGTAGCTGGTATCAGTGGCGATCCAGCTTTAGATGGAAACAAAGAATTAGTAGATAATTTTAAAGTAGGTGCAGCTATAGGTTTACTTATGGGTGGTGGAACTACAGCTGTAAGTACTGCTAATAATCTAAGATCTTATAATGCAGGTGCAGAGTTATCTAGAAACTTAATGGCAGAACATATATCTGCAAAAGAGGATGTATATAAGTATATTCAATATGCTAATAAAGCAGATAAGAGAATGCTTAATAAAGAAGCATTCTTAGATGCTATAGATCAACAAATAGAATCTGCTAACATTCCAGATGGTTGGACTAAAGAAGATCTTGAAAGCGAAAAAAGAAATATATCTTCTATATATGATATTGTAAAGAATAACAGTAAAGTAAGAGAATTTAAAGGAGAAGATAGACATATTGCGGCTGCTATATATAAGCATAAAACTGATATGTATAATAAAGCTATATCTGATTATGAAACTCAAGTAAAAGATATAGCTCAAAGCTATAACTCTATTAATTCTGAAATAGATAATGTATTAGGTAGTTTATCTGATGACAATACAGATAGTGAAAATACCATACTGTTGAAAGCTTACTTATTAGATAAAGCAAGATTAGAAGGAATTAAAAATTACATTAAAGTATTAGAAGAATCTTAGATAGTAGATAAAAGTAAACTAGATGAGTTCTATATAGCTGAAAAAGGTATAGAAAGACGTTTGTCAGGTTTATCAGATGTTAAAGACAAATTCTCTGTAAACCCTGATGATATTATTTTAAGTTCAAGAGATGATATTGAATCAAATGCAGTTAAAAGTCTTTTAGCAGAAATTGCATTAACAGATGCTAAGCAATCGTATAAGAAATTTATAAATAGTGACAAAGCCTTAAATAAGGCTGTCGATATATATAAGAATAGTATTACTGAGGATACTATAAATCAAGATGAACAGATTCAGGAAGAAGAAACTCCACAACAAGAACCTGCTAATATTGATGAAGAAGATACTTCAGATACTATAACGTTACAAGATAGTATTGATAAAGCGCAACAATAGGCAGATAAAATTCAAGAACTAATTAATTAGCAATCATCTATACTTGAACAGACATAGCAACAACTAACAGGAGAAACTAAAGAAGAGGAAAAAGCTGTTTCTCAGCCTACTCAAGTTTCTTCTAAACAACCTGTACAAGAAGAAGAAAAAAAAGTTGTATCTCCTAAATCATTTTGGGAATTAGGTACAACCGTAGATACAAGTGAAGACTATGAAGGATTAGTAGCAGAAGAATTAACTGAAGAAGATTTAATTAATCCTGAAGAAACTATATCAGAAGATAATGCCAATAATGTGGCAGATAATCCAGAAGCTACAGTAGATCAAAACGCATCTGATTATGAAGGTACACAGAGTGTTGAGGATATACCTTCCGTTTAGGAACAACCTTCGATGCAGACAGAAGAAATCGTTCCACAAACTCATACTGTTACTAGTAATACAGAACAACCTTCTGCTCCTGTTACTGAACAAGATATAGAAGATAGCAAAGTATACGATACTGATGATGTTTAGGTTAACGATGAAGAACCTACAGAATTAGTATATGGAACTCTATACTATCAGCCAGATAATGATCAACCTATGCTCAAAGGTTATGAATCTGGAAGATCATTAAATGAATATCTATCTACTCCAGGTATGTTAGCTGAAAGTAAAGTTACCGCTAAGATTGGTCCTAAAGATTCTAAGTTTGGATCATATGATCCAGCAAATAAAGCTACCTGGGATGAAGCTCCTATATATATAGAAATAGAAGCTAAAGATGGTAGAAAGTTCATGGCTACTTTGAAGACTATTGAAGGAGCTAAAGGTATATACAGAACTCACGGTAGAGAATTATCTAAATCAGAAGAAGATAGAATCCGTGAGTTACGTAATCAAATCATTGAAGCTAAAATTAATGATCCAAACTGTGAAATAACATTTAAGAATATTACTATTACTAATGGTAACTTTAATGTTAATAGAACAGAAGAAGGAGAAGTAATAAACAGAAACCTGTTGGATATAGAATCTTTAGGAGTTAGAGATTTACACAATATATTAGATTCAGAAACTAAGTTTGGTATAGGTAAAGGCGTAGCAGACCATTTTATAATTATGGATAGAAATGGTCTTCCTATGGAAGGTAAAGGTGGATCTGGTAAAATATTTGTATATCCACCTGCACAAAATACCCCAGCTGGTGTTACTAGAAACATTAAACTTAACGAAGCTAGATTCAGTAATGAAGATAATAGTCCTTCAGAATTAGCTAGATACTTAGCTAATGTAATATTATATAGATAGACTGGTAATGAAGCTGTGTATCCAGAAGATGTAATTCAACTAGTGGTTAACTATGGTAATTCTACTATATTAGATCCTTCTGATCCTAGATATGCATTTTTAGCAGATAAATAGTTCTTTGTAAATTATAAGGAAGGTTGGGCTTAGTTAGGTAGAGAACAAGTTCTTCTATCTAAATTGAGAACAGATGCTGGATTTGAAGACCTAGTAGAATTTATTACAGATAATTTACATTGGAATACAGAAAAAAATCTATTGTGGGAACCATTGCCTAAATCATTTAGAGAAGCTATGATAGATGATAATGTAGATCATTTAGAATTAGTTCCTGGACTAGAATTCGATTTAGAAGACGTTGGATTAAAGAGAATAAATGGTAAATTAATAACTGACGAAGATAATCCAAAAGGATTAACTACTTTAGCTTACTTAATTAAACATGGTAAGCTATTAAGTGATTTGTAGGATAGATTATTTACTAGACCATATGTATACATTGATTCTCCAGTAATATCTTCTAAACCCACCGAACAACAAAAAAAGTTGGAAGCAGAATCTCAATCTCCTACTAAAAAGAAGTTCAGTTTATATGAAGTTCCTACTTTTGATGCCAGTGAAGAATTAAGTAGCAAGACGGAAGATAAATCATATGATGAATTTACAGATGCAGATTCTGATGCTGTATCTAGTTTCTTAGGATTAGATGGAGCTCCTAAAATATTAAATAGTAATCAGTTAAAGCAAAGTAAATTTATCAATACTAAAAAGGCTAAAAAGTGGCTACAAAAGAAGTTAGGTCTTACTGATGAACAAGTAGAAGTAACTGATGGAGTTATTAGAGAATTTGCTAATGGTTCCGCTGTGTATGGTATAGCCAGAGCAGATGGGATTGCTATATCTAACAAAGCTATAGAAGGAGTACAGTATCATGAAGCCTGGCATAGAGTATCTCTACTTATGTTAGACAAAGATACTAGAAATAAATTATATGATGAATTCAGAAAACAAAATGATTAGTATAGCAATTTAGACAATAAGCAACTAGAAGAAATAATAGCAGATAGATTTATGGATTATATGCTTAATGATAAAGAATCTACTTTAAGATACTATATCAATAAGATATTCCGTAATATTAAAAAATTCTTGCATATTAATTCTAATATTGATCCTACTAATCTTAATAAAATATTTGATGCTATTAAGTATGGAGATTTTTCTAATTATTAGCTCAATGAAGAATCTCTTAAAGATTTCTTAGATTCTTATACTGATGGAGCTTATTATAAAGTTGGTCCTAATAAAGATATAACTTTGAAACACTTCCCAACTTTACAAGACTTTCATTCAGCATTAGATAGCTTAAAGGCTTGTTTGTTTATAGCTAATGGTGCTAAATATATATCAGATGTATAGAATTTAAGCAATATTAAGCTTAAAAATCTTTTACTATCATTTATTAAATCAAATAGAACTACTACTGAATAGAAGGAAGCATTACAAGAAATAGTAGATAATTTTGATGTATTTATGTATCATCTACAACCAATGCTGGAATAGATGGGGATTAGATCTATAAATCAAAATATGGATGAAGAATTCCTAGATAGAGAAAGTAATGGTATACAGAACTACGATAAGGCTGGATATGAATTTGATAAAAAGAACAACGCATTAGCTAGTGCAAAAATGTTCTTTGCTACTTTATCAGATACATATTTTAGTTATAAGGATATAGATGGAGTAAAAGCTAGAACTCTTAGTACTAGAATTAATACTATTACTGGCTTACCTATGATAGTTAATTATGACACTGCTTATGCTCTAATTCTTAAAAACTTAAGTACAGTAGAATCATTTAGTACTGAGCCTGGACAAGATCCAGAAACTTCATTATTAGGCAGATGCGCTAGATTGGCTAAAGGTAACGCTTTTTTTGCTTTCTTATATAAGAGATTAAATGGAGATATTGATATAAATCTTCAGACACAAATATTACAAACTGTTAAAAGTTTTGATTAGAATTTTGTAGAAGTACATTATCAACAAACTGAACAAGGTACATCATTTGTAGTAAACGATGGAATAAACAAAAGAGCTACTAAAATGTATCCTTCTACTTGGTCAGATTTGTTCTTTAATTCTTCTTTGGTAGAAAGAACTGAAACTGAAACAAAACCTAATAAATCTGAAATAAGCGCAGTTATAAGTAGATTTAATGAGTTATATAAGTAGGTAGAAGATAATAGAAATACTATTACTAATACTGATGTAGATACTTATATCAATGAATTAGTCAATATATTGAATTCTGTTGGTATTACTGTAGATCACGATACTATAGAAGGATTATTACCTAATGACAGACCTTATGGTATATCTAAATTAATATTAGGCAATGAAGCTGGAGCATTAAAATATCTATTTAATGGAACACTTCAGAATCTTATAGATGATAAGACAAAATATACTAATAAAAAAGGTATAGCTACAGTAAGACAATTAGACTAGATATACATGAACTTGGGTAAGAACAGTTTTATTAACACATTAGCTCAAGCTCAAGCTGTAACGCATCCTAGTGATACTGAAATATCAGTATTAGGTCCTAATAATAATATTATTTTTACTAAGACTCTAAACTGTTTTGTATCAGATCAAGTTAGATGGCTTAATAGTCACGATAGTGCTACGTTAAAAGATTTAAATGCTGATACTTATTGCAGAAGTTCTTTGATTCTATCCGCTGTTAACAATAATAGTCCTATCAGACTAAATACTTTTGTTAATTTCTATGGGGAGAATAAAGGAGATAAAGGTAGAGATTATCTAAGTATTTCACCAGTTGAAGACTACTTAGCTAAAATGACATTTACTTATAATAATCATATTATATTCCCAACTATGGCTGATAAAAAGACATGGTTTACTATTAGTGGAGTAGGGTTATTCAATAAAGAAATGTCAATTACGCAAGTTGGCAATAGTTTGAAGTTATAGTTTAATAGAGAAGCATTAAAACACTTATATCGCAGTTGGGAAGATGAATACAATACTATAGTAGAATATTACAATTCACTTCTAGATGTTAAGAAACCTATTAAGAACTATCATACATCTGGTAAAGGTGGTTTGTTTAGACACTTTGCTGGATACTATACAAAAATAGATGGTCAACTTAAGTGGATAGATTTAAATGAAAGAATTAAAAACTCTGTAAAAGAAGGTAATATCATACAAACATTAGAAGAGATTAAATAGGAACTATTTACTACTCCAAAGGATACTTTCTAGAAGATTAATGATAATCTACATATGCAACTTAAGCAAGAAATAGACACTTGTGAAAAATTAGGCATAATAGAAAGAGATAAAAAGAATCCTAAAGTTATCAAGAATAAACTTTTAGACAATGTTGTATTAAATAAATTTAAAGAAATATACTTAGCACATCATAATAATAATGTATCTAATCAAGCAGAAAGATATGCTATTTTAACTATGATTGGTAATCATATGATAAACTATAACATATCTGTATTAGAAACAGAAAAGATATTTACTGGTGATGTTGCTTTCTTTAAAAATGATGATGATAAGATCAAACGTTTAGGAGCTGTATTATCTACTGGAGATAATCTAAGAACTCAATGGTATACTAGTGTAGATAAGAACATTAAAGAGTATAGAAGACTACAGAATAGATAGACTTATACAAATACTACTATTAATGATAATGAAATACCTAGTAGACAGCATAAAGAACTAGAAGATTTATTTACTTTCTCTAATACTAGAAAATTACTTATCGAAAAAGAAGGTTTAACAGAATCTCAAGTAGATGAGTTAATGAAAGATCCTAAATCAGCAGAGGAAAAGTACCCTATAATATTCTAGTTAGCTAAAGATTTAGCTGTAGAAGATGCATCAGCATATGGTATGAATAAAAAAGGTACTAAAGGTAATATTAACCAAGCTGACGCTGCTGTGTATATTAGACCTTAGATGTATAGAGATATTGTTAAAATGCTTGGAGAATGGAGTGATGAAATTGAAGAAGCTTTTAACATAATGGAAAGTGATGCAGACTGGTTGAATGATGCAGAGTTGTATGCTAAATCCTTGAAGACGTTAATTAAACCATTAAAGACTACTTACTTTGGTTATACCTATGATGCTAATCTAAAACATTGTATACCTGTGTTTAATAAGATGGCTATGTTTCCTATGTTTAAAGTATTAGCTACTGGAGATAATAGAGAAATATATGATAGAATGAATGCTATTGGTAAGTATCAAGGACTTACTCCTATTGATCAAGTTGCATTTGAATCTGCTGTTAAAGTTGGTATACAAGGAGCTACTGATATATATAAGGATTATAAAAACGATGAGATAAATGATCTAAGTAATATGCATATTACTACTTAGAAATTCAGAAATCTTAGAAGACAGCTTATAACAGATCCTCATACACATGACAGAACATTATTTGGTACTTAGGTATCTACAGTTGCTGTATCTAACCTAGTAATGAACAGAGTATATCAAGAAGGAACCGATAATGAAATAACTGGTCAGCAGATTAAAGAACAATTATTTGGTACTATTAATGCTATATCTAACAAAGGCTTTAAAGAAGTAAAAGATATGTTCTTATCTGATAATGCCCTTGATTATACTAAGGCTTCTAAACAGTTAATTAAAGAAGCTAGAGCATCTAATATGGGTAAAGATATAGAAGAAGCTCTTGAAGTAAATCAAGATGGTACAGACTTTAAAGTACCTTTGTCAGCATTACCAGATAGTAAATGGGTAGAAACCAAATTAACATCTACTACTAATAAAAAAGCTATTGATTTGGAGTTACCTGGTGGAGCATTTATTCAGATGTCTTCGTTTGGATTTAAATCTATAAAGACTGTAGGTAGTAGAGCTATTAATAATGGTAATCCTCTACTTAATATAAACAAAGATGGCAGTATGGATTCTATCATTTCTATTAATTTATTCTCTCATATAATTCCAGATTATAAAAATAAGAGTTTTGTAGAAGCTAGAGATTGGTTGATAAAGCATAAAATTATTGGTCAAGAAGCAGGTCCTATGGCTATGGGTTATCGTATTCCTACACAAGGTCTATCTTCTATTGCTGGACTTAGAATTGTTGATGTACTTCCTTCTGTAGTAGGCGATACTATTATATTACCAGATGAATTTACTACTCAAACTGGTTCTGACTTCGATATTGATAAGTTGTATATAGCAAGATATAACTTTGATGAAGAAGGAAATAAAATAGAATTTAAGAAATAGAAGAGTAATGAAACATTTGAAGCATATTTAAGAAGAAGATACACAGAAGAACAAGGTGGAGAATTAGAAAAAACAGTTAGAGGCTATTCCGCTACTTTTACTTTGTATAACAGATGGCTAGAAAGTATAAATAGTCCTACAAATGTATATGAAGCTAATAGTAGAGAAGCTAATGAAAACTTGTTACTTGATACGTATTTAGCAGTTCTTACTGATAAGAAAAATGTAGATGAAACCAGATTACCTCTTGATAAAGTAACTGGAATAATTAAAGAAGAAATTCTTCCTATTGTAGATGGTCAAGGTAAATTAGGTGATAGAATACCATTTAGAGAGTTATCTCCTACTTATCAAATGAATAAAAAGTATGAATATTCTGGAGGTAAGACTGGTATTGGTCCGTTTGCTCTTAATAATAAAAATCATGTATTAACTCAGTTAGCTAATCTTAAGTTCTCAGACATATCTTTATTACAAAGATTAGGTTTTGTTGGACTTGATGATATTAAGAGTAGAAACGAAATAGTATATCAAAGAGATGAAAAAGGTAATATACTATTAGATGAACAAGGTAATCCTATAAAGATCCAAGAAGAAGGATTGCGTATATTAGACTGGATATCTGCTATGATTAATGCTCATGTGGACGTTGCTAAAGATCCGTATGTTATTAGACTTAATGTAAGACAATATACATACAATATATGTAATTTCTTACTTAGAGTAGGTTATGGTAAAGATACATTCTATTTCTTGCCATAGCAAATACTTAAAGATATGGCTAGTGCATATGATAGAGCATCTGGTATATATGGAGTAGATGATAGCAAAAGTAAGACGGCTATAGTAAAAGATGAAATTACTACTATACGCAAATCATACTATGACAAATATAAGAAAGCTGCTACAGAATTAGGTATAAAGAAGTTAGATCTTGAAATGAGTAAAACTGGAGATATCGTAATGCAAAAATTAGATAGTGAAGGTAGATCTACTGGTTTATATTCAATTGAAGATTTTGCTACTGATATTACAGATAGAGATTTCTTAATACAGCAATTACAACTAAGTCAGAAAGATAATCTTACTAGTGAAGAAACTTATAATTATTATAAGAATCAAATATTGATATCTGAATTGTTCATCCAACTTAATGATTTAGCTCAAGATATGTCTAAATTAGTTCAATTGTCTTAGATTGATACTAAAAGATTTGGTGGTAACTTTATTGAACAAGATAGATTCTTATATAGACTAAAAAGCTTAATTGCTAATTCTACTTTGTTTAACAAAGATGATATACTAAACTATTTGAATAGTACATTCTTAATGACCAAGATTAACAATGGTATTGTTGGTCCTTCTGATATGTTTAGTAATATAATGATTAGAGGAAAGAGAGATTTTAAATCTGCTATAAGTCAAGTACTCACTATGATAAATAGAATAGATACTAATGATGAATCTTTAAATAAAACAATTTCTAATGAACTAGAAGGATCGTTAAGATACTCTTTCTTAAATCAAGAAGGCATGGATTTGTATGATATGTTTTATGGTACAGATACTATGGCTAAGAGATTATCAAAAATCAAAGCAGATATACTAGCAGGTAAGTATCCAGAAATGCTTACATAGGATGGTAAAATAGGTAATCAGTTACTTAACTATCTTGGTACTTTAACCAAGATGAGTACTGATAAATATAATGCTCCAGATATTATTATAAAGAATAGAATATCAGATGATGATAAGTATTTGAAGCAGAATCTTAATCAATATTGGGAAGAATTATTAGAATCAGATTATCCTGAAATAAAACAATTTGCTCAAGATTTAATAAGATATCAATTAGCTACTACTGCTGGTAACTTTACTAAAAATGGTATATTTAACTTATTACCAATAAGTGCTATACAAAGTACTGGTTATGCAGATTATATGAGAAGCGTCACAGAAAGATTTAATGTTACTGATTTAGATTTTGATAACTTCTTCTTAAATAACTGGACAAATAATAAAATTGTTAAACCTGTTCAATTATATAAAAAGGTATTTAGTTCTGAAACAGATAAAGTAGAAGATCAATTACAATTCCCTGTGTTGTTCAGTGAAAATAAGAATCATAGTGGAAGTAAGTATCCAGTAATGATGATACCTAATTATAGACCAGTTGGTAGAAATGAGTCTAAACAGAATGTGTATACTCCATATGTAAAAGTAAAATTAGCATACGATAACAATCCAGCTAACACTATTTTATACAAATATATTGGAAATGTATTTGACGATAAAGATCAAGAACGACCTGTATATGTAATGACTAATAAGAAAGGTTTAAATCAAGAAGGTAGAGTTGTAAAAGAATATGATAATTATTCTAATTCTATGTTTGAGTTTAATAATATTAATGAAGCATTAGATGCTAAATCAGCATTTAGTATTAATGATATCAAAAATATTATTAACTTAGGCAACAAAATGAATAGATCTAAGTGGATTAATGTTGCTAATAACATAGAACTAGTACGTGACTATAAACCTGTTACAGTAGCATTGAACACCAGTATAGAAGAATTACAGAGTGCTCCAACTAGGAATCACGCATCTACTGCTCCTACTTCTGTTGCCTTAGAAACTGTTGAATATAAACCTTCTACTGTTAATATTATTGGAGATCATATTACATTTAGAAACGGTAAGGTTGTAAATACTCCGTTTAAATTAAATCAACAACAAGAACATGCGTTATTAGTATTAGAAGATTTTATTAACAATCCTAATAAGTATGATAATAGCGTGACATTATCTGGATACGCTGGTACTGGTAAAACTAGTATTATTAGTATATTCAATAAATATTTAAACAGTATAGGAATAGAGCCACTATTCAGTGCACCTACTCACAGAGCTAATGCAGTTACTAAAATGAATAATCCAGAATCTTAGGTTATTACTTTACATTCTGCATTTGGCTTATCTCCTATCGTTGATTTAGATAGTGGTAATTATGATCTTAAGAAATTAAAAACAGAACAAATACGTAAACCTAAAATTAAACCTGGTCAATTACTTATAATTGATGAAGCTTCAATGGTTAGTAAAGGTTTATATAACTTCGTTGAAGATTTCAAAAAAGAAAACAATGTTCGAGTAATATACATAGGAGATCCAGCTCAATTATCACCAGTATCAGATAATGCAATATCTCCTGTATTCTAGAATAAAGCTACTAATGTAGAACTTACTAAAGTAGAAAGAACTGGTGATAATCCTATTCTAGAAGAAGCTACTAATCTAAGAAATGGTAAATCGTTATCCTTTACTACTAAACTAGTAAATGGATTTGGAGTTGAGTATATGCACGATGGTGAACAACCAAACTAGATTATCAAAGATATAGTTAGTTCTAATGAATATAAAACTAATCCTTTTAACTTTAGAATACTTAGTGCTACTAATGCTATGATACCTACAGTAAACGACATGATCAGAAAGCAATTATATGGAGATAATCCTAATCAAATTGAAGTAGGTGATTTACTTATGGGATATGATAATGTTACTATGAATGATGGAGAAGCACAAGCTGAAATAATACGCAATAGTATAGACTATAAAGTAGCCAGTGTTAGCAATAAGATAAGTAAATAGATTATATCCGTTGTTAACGGTAGTGTAATAGCAGAAGTAGAAGGATACGAAGTTACATTAGTTAATGCTATGGATAATGAAACAGTATCAGATAAGGTATTTGTATTAGATAATAATACTAGTATTTAGAATTTAAAAGCTATAGCTAATGAAATAGAAAGCATCAATAAGATGATATCTAAAGCATTTGTGTCTAGAGATTTTGATACTGTACGTATTGCTCAAAAAGCTTTATCTGATATTAAGTTGAATACTATAACTATGAAAGATTATCAGGAAAATGGTAGACTTAAGATTAGGAAATCCATAGACTATGGATATGCTCATACTATTCATAAGTCATAGGGTGGTACATATGACAAAGTTATGATATATTATGATACTATTACTGGTGCTAAATTTGACACTGATACTCAACAATAGCTTAAGTATGTAGCTGTATCTAGAGCTAGAGAAAATGTATACGTTGTAACAGATAATAAGTTGAACGATCCCGTAATTGCAGATAATACAGAAACACAGTCTACTAATTATGTAAATCATTCAGGTGGTGCTTAGGGTTCAGATAGTGTATGGGGAGAAATAGGTGAAAAATATGGAGTAATATCAAAGCATTACTATACTGGAGAAACTTCTCAATACAATGCTCCAGGTGGTAACACCGAAATTAGTAGTGAAGATTATGAAGAAGGTAGATATAAAGTAGCACAAGCAGCCAAAGCTAATTACGGTTACCAATATTCTACTATGAAAGATCCTAGATTAATTAGGAATTGGTCTTAGGTTAAATACTCAGATGCTATATTCGCTATAGGTAATATAGTTAATAAAGGTAACAAATTATTCCCTAATGAAAAGAATGATACTAGAATAGCATCTCACGTAGCTGTTACAGGTGGTACTGGTTATGCTGTAGAAATGGCTATATAGGCTGGAAAACCTGTATACGTATTTGATCAGAAAAGATTATAGTGGTATAAAAATATAGATGGAAATTGGTCTAAATCAGATACTCCTACACTTACTAACAATTTTGCTGGTATCGGAACTAGAGAAATAAACGAATATGGTAGATAGGCTATTGAAGATGTATATAGAGTAACTTTTCCTAAAGAAATGACGACAAAAGAATTTGTAAAATCTTTAGAATCTGATAAAATTCTTAACAAACTAATAGAGTTAGGTAAACAAAGAAAGAATAAATGTAATGGATAATAATTATGCAGTGTTTAAATTTAAAAAATAAAGAAGTTAAAGCAGCAGTAGATGAATTAACTACTGTGCTGGGCAGCGAAGATGCTGCATATTATATAGTATCTGAAAATAATGGTTATGCAATTGACTAGGCTCCTGATGGAGCTTAGTCTACTGTATTTCTATAGTATCTAAAATAGTTTAATAGTAATAGAGAGTTAGCTATTAAAGCTATGATTTAGCATTATGTACCTTAGGAAATAGAATAGCGTACTGATATGAAAGCTGCAATGTTTCCTCAACAGTTTACTGAAACAAACGCTAATGATACTATGTCTAATATGATTAATAGTAAGTTGTATTATCAAGATCAATTTTCAAAAGATTTAGCACAGTAGTTCTCATCTGATTTTCTAAATAATATAAAAGTAAAATTAGTAAGTGAATTAGATGGGGCTATGGCTTATAGTGCTAATACAAATACAATAGAAGTATTAGATAAAACTTTTAATAGAGAATCTCCAGAAGATATTACTAAGCATTTCAACCATGAGCTGATTCATGCTTATACTGTATCAGAATATGATAATAATAGTACCTTTAGATCTAATGTAGATAGCATTTATAATAAGCTTATTAATAAATTCTCTTAGAAAGAATATCCTCGTAAAGGACTTTATTATGGATTAAAATCACCTAAAGAGTTCATATCTGAAATAATGTCTAATACTGCTTTTAGAGATTTAGTAGGTAAACATGACATGCCCATATGGCGTAAATTCTTATCTAATATAGTTAAAGCATTAGGATTGAATAAATTAGTTAATAAAATAGAAGGATATACTTCTGTAAAACTTATCAATGAAATATCAGATATTATTGAAGATAGAAATAGTAATCCAGATATAAATAGACTTGGAGATGGTATATTCTATATGGAAGATAGTGATCCAGAACTGAATAAATTATCTAGAGATAGCAAAAAGATACTAGATAAGATTATGAGCGGTTTAAATGGTCGTTATAGATCTTTAAGAACTCAAAACTATCCACCATTACAATTGGCTAAACTACAGCAATAGATTGATATGTATCATGATATGCTTTAGAAAGGTGAAGATGTACAAGTATTAATTGATTTTATTAAAGAAGCTTCTGTAGCATTTAAACCAGTAGTAAAGCGTATTAGAAATGCGTATATGAATCCTGATTTAATCAGCAGCGAACGTCTACTTTAGTTCTAGAATGATTTTTTAGATTTCTACGGTCCTATGATTAACGAAATCAATAAGAGATTAAATCTACAAGGGTATTTTAATGATCTAGATAAAGATACACATAATTAGTTAAACACTAGATTGAATCTAATCTATAGAGCTTACTTAGAAATATCAGGTAAATACGATAGTATTTTAAAGAGTAAGGTAGAAACTTTAATTAAGCAGTACTCAGAAGCATATAAAGTGCCTAGTGAAGATGTAGAAGCTTACATCAATGATAGAATTAATAATTCTAATTCTGATATTAATTACCTACGTGTAATATTACAGAGTACTAAGTCTGTAGATGATTTAGCTATTAGATTAGCTCATAGAATTATGACAGATATCAATAACGAAGTAGGTAGATTTGCTAATGATAAAGCTCAGACATTAATAAGAGAGTTTAATAGAATTGATAGAAATGATTGCTTACTTTACTTTGAAAAAGATAACAACGGTAATACTACTGGATACTTAGTTAGAGATAGAAATTATGGGCAATTTAGGTAGGATATGAAGAAATTCTTATCAGATCTAGATTCAAAGTATGGAGTAGTAGATAATAACTATGCAGCTTTAGAATTAGAAGACTATTATAACTATCTAAAAGAAAAAGAACAGTGGCTAGAACAGCATTGTGAACGTAAATTTAAACCAGAGTATTATGTAGCATATAACGAATTGCATCCAAATACTAGATTACGTCTAAAGTAGATCAATAATGAAATAAATACTTTAATTGAAGACGTTACTGATGAAACTGGACCACATTTAGAACGCCTTACAAATAAACAATGGCTGTAGTTAGATGGTCTTTACTCAGTAAAGAGAAACTTAGCTAATGATTATTATCAAAATGGAGAACTTAAGACTGGAGAAGATAAAGAAATAGCAGAAGACTTACAGAAGTTTTATGAAACTATAGGTCAAGGTAAAATTAAATCAACTAAGTATTCTCAAGAAGAAATATAGAGTATAATAGATCAAAAGAAACAAGAATTATCTGAAGATTAGTTTAATAAGTGGATGTAGCGTAATATTAGTTATCAATATACTGAAGAATTTACTAATCTACTTTAGAGTCTAGAAAGAGCTAATATGGGAGAAGATTAGCAAAAGTATGATAGTTTAACAGAAGAAAGAAGAAAACTATTAAGCTTAGGTAGAAACAATAACTAGCCTTTAACTGATGCTTATAAATTACAGGAAGAAGTAAAAGATAGATTATTACAGATAGATATAGAATTAAACGAATTGTATAGTAAACATAAAGGAAGTAGCTCTAAGTTTTCTAAGATAGCTAAAATAGTAGAAACACCTGAATATTATGCAGACAAAAAGAAGTATAAAAGTTTAGGTACTAAAGAATACGACGAATGGTTTGAAAGATCACATACTTATGTAAATGGTAAACCTAGCCCTGTATCTTACTATAAGATGTTAGTTCCGAAAGATACTCAGTATATAGAAATGAGATTAAGTAGAATGAATTAGGAATTAGACAAAAATTCAGAATTGGTTAACTAGAATTATAACTTTGAGGATCCAGAATATTATCAGCCTAAAAAATCTTTATACGATAACACAAAAGCTTTCAAAGAAGCTACAAACACTAAATAGAAAAAAGAAATATACGATCTGATAGTAAGTACTATGGATGAGGCTAATAATAAAATTAGCTATTTAAAGAAGCGTGAAAGCTATAAATTACCACAGATTACTGGTGATATAGTTGATTTTACTACTAGAGGTAATAAATTTGCTAAAGGTATAAAATCTTTTGCTTTAGATAATATTATAGCTAAGTAGGATGATGCTGAATATAGTCTAGATAACTTTACTTAGAAACCAGATGGATCTCAATTATAGTTTGTCCCTACACATTATGTAAAAGCATTAGATGATCCTGAACATATTTCTAGAAATTTAGTAGGCACGTTAGTTGAATATTCTAGGATGGCTGAGAATTATCGTCTAAAGAATGAGAAACAAGCTGATTTTGAACTGATAAAGAATGAAATAGCTAAAAGAGATTTTACTAAGTTTAATTTTACTACTAGATCTAAACAAGATATTACTGGAGATAAGAGTAATTTATATAAAAGATACTAGAATTTTCTAGATATGAATTTATATGGTTAGTATAAAAGACCTATTGCAGTAAATGTGCTAGGGTATAATATATCCGTTACTAAAATATTAGATAATATTAGAGCTTATGCTACTGCTTCTAACTTAGGTAATAACTTTCCTGCTATTACTAAAGCATTATTTTAGGGTATTCATAAATCAGTAGTGGAAGCTTTAGCTGGTAGGTATTTTAGTAGTAAAGAATATTTTAAGTCTTTAGCTACTAACACTTTTAATATACCTAATATGTTATATCATTTAGGAGATGCTAAACACAATAACCTTAGTCTAGCTATACTAGAACATAATGAAATTGCAAGAGATGTAAGTTCTAAAGTAGAATACTTATAGTACAATCGTGCTTTTAGAGTAATTAGAAAATACTTAATATGGGGTGGATGGAGCGCTGTAGATTATATAGTTAAAGCTCCTGTAGTAAATGCTGTATATGCTGACTATAAATATATTCCTCAAATGAATAGTATATCATCTAGAAGACAGTATATACGTTAGTATTACCCTAATGATTATAAGAAAGGCAGTAAAGAATTTGATAGAATCAACACATTTACTTTGTTAGATGTTTATGAAGTAAAAGATGGTAAACTGTCTATAAAAAGTAAGTACAATAAATACTCTGATTTAATTAATGATTAGAATTTGTAGAATTCTGTTAAAAATATAGCTAAATTCTTAACTAATCGTATCGACGGCGTGTTATCTACAGAGGATAAGACTAAGATGATGACTAACGCTTTTGGAGCAGCTGTTTTTATGCATCGTTCTTTCTTTATTAATAATCTTGAAGATAATTTTTTAACTACAAGATAGTATAACCCATATGTAGAAGATTATATAGAAGCTAAATATAAATCTACATTTAGTGTCCTGTATAAATTTACATATAATATATATAATAGTATAAAATATAGTAAAGATAAAGAAAATAGAAAGAAACATAGAAAAGGCATTGATAATATCGAATCGTATAATTTTAGAAGAACAGCAATCTAGATAGCCCTAGTAATGATGTATTCTATATTATCAGCTATCTGGTTAAAGCCAACAGCAGATAATGATGAAGATGAATACTTATTATAGTTAATTGGTTACGGAGTAGCAGGAATGAGTTTTGAAGAAAGAGCTGAATACAATCCTATGGATTTCTTTAATCAAATTAAATCTCCTTCTGCTGCAATAGCACCTATAGAAAATGTTAGTAATCTTGTAAAACTATTAGATCCATTCTCTATTGAGAATAATTGGGATGATAAAGAAATTAAAAAAGGTCCATATAAAGAAATGACTACATGGTAGAGAATATTAATAAAATTTATTCCTGGTTTAAGAGGAATATGGGAATCAAAAGATATTAGAACTAAATGGGAATACTTAGATAGTCAATTAGATAAGACAACTAATAGTAATGATTAAAAAAATAAAGCCGTAGGTCTTCACAGATTCTACGGCTTTTTTATACCCATAAATATAACTAATAAGCAAAAATATTTCTTGTCCAAAAGTTTACTTCATTTGCAGGTGGATCTTCTTCACCTACTATTTCTCCCCTTTCTTCTAAACTTTTGTACTCTGTAATATCATGTTTTGTTTCTAATAGTCCTTTTAAATAGCTTAAGCACATATTTTTCCAAAAGAGAATAATCTTCTCTTTGTATTCATAAGATATATCATTATAGAAGCCATCTTTAATAGTTTGAATAACATTCTTATATTCATTTGGAATTACAAATATATACTCTTGATATAATTTATTATTAATAGAAACGAGTTTACTATCATACAGATATTTGTTTTCTTTCATGTAATTATTAACACTACTATATGTGTTAGTATTATATTCAAATAAAACAAATATGTGACTATCTAAATGAGGTCTGTTAATATCAGAAATATAAGCATTTACAAACTTATATTTATCATTAAACAGTTTATTAGAATCAAATAGAAAAGGGAGTATATAACGTGTAGTTAATGTTCTATTTCCAATTATCATTACAGTTCTTCTGTTCCATCACCTTCGTAGTACTCAAGCGTATGGTCCCATTGATCTGTACTGATATGTTCTGAGATTCTTCGGAGAGCTTCTGATATTGAAGCGATCTTTTCATTGAGAGTAGTATCATTTTTCATATTGAATACTCTAATTTCATTATTAGCATCCTTACCGATAGCAATAATATATGCTTCAAAATCATATTCTTCAGAATTAAGATTTAATACCTCTTGCATATACCATTGAATTGCTAATCCATAATAAGCAATTTGCCTATAATAATCGTATTCTTCTACCGAATGTTTAAAATTATATACATTTACAGTAGTTTTTAAGTCAATAAGAATTATCTTCTTGTTAACATGATCAAAGCATACTCTGTCTAATAGAGATTTACATTTGATATTATGAAATTTTTCTACTTCCCAATTAATATGGAACTCATTATGAGTTTCAAAAGTAGATGGTAAATTAAACAACAGTTCGTTTGCTTTTTTATGATTCTGAATATTTTCTTTAATCTTCTTAAGCATTTGTAAATCAGCAAAGCTAATTATCTTTTTATTTTCATCTACTTTACTTAAATATTCTAAGTAATCTTGATAAATCATAATAAGACCTTCAGCTTCTTCAATACATTTCTCATTAGATTTCTTATTACTATAAGCTTTTTTATAAGCAGATAGTTTAAGCTTATCTTGAGATTCTAATGGATTTACTTGCATAAGTCTATGATACTCATCTAATAAATCCTTTTGCTGTTTTACTTTAGGTGTTGCAAAATCAAGAATAATATAATCTTTCCAGAATTCTTCTGGTTGAAGTAAATATTCATGAATCATAGTTCCTTTTTCAAGGAAATTATAATCTAATTTTGCTACTTTACCTTCTTTGTAATCTTTTAGACCTTTTGGTCCATTTTTAAGAAAATATCCAATATCACTATTAGAGTAACGAGACATATCCTCATAGTAAGGAGTATCAATTACCATCTTGTTCATACTTAATCCTCCATGTCGCTAATTACAGCTGACTCAGGAACTTCTGCTGAAGTATCCCAAACTAATTCATCTTCTTTATCTTGTTGTAGTTCAACTTCTTTAAATGTCTTAAGCCAATCTGCTACATTATTATTGTATGCTTGACTAATAAGTTTATCTAAGAATGCTTGTTCTACTTGTTTCTTTTCTTTTTCTGTCATAATATCTAACACTACAAATTCATAATTCTTTTTTAAACTATAACAATTATTCAATCTAGAACAATTGTATCTTCCAGAATTTACGTCACTAGATCCATCATGCCAATGCCCATATAAATGATATTTACTCTTTCCAAAGGAGAAAACATCTAGAGCTTTATTACAAAATGGATTATCATGTGTTAGTAGTATATCACACTGTGGTATATCTTCATAAGTATCAAATCTACTAAATGCCCATCTGTCCTCTTGAAATTCAATTGGTTTAATCCAAGGAGATCCGTAGAATTTAACACCTTCATATATATACATTTCATCTATAAGAAATACTAATTTACCTTTAGATAAAATTTGCATATTATCTTTAAAAGAACCCCATTCATTTAATTTATACTTATATTCTAAGTAAAAATCATGATTACCTGGTATAATAATTACATTCTTACAAGGTAATTTATCTACCCACTTTATGAATTTTGTTTCCCACCAATGTTTAGATGCTTCAATATTTCTTTGAGCATTTAATGTTACTACATCACCGCATATACATAGTACATCACACTCAGGTATATTCTCAATGAGATTACCATGTATATCACTTATACCGCATATTTTCATGTTTATATAAGTTAAAAGGCTAGAATATATCTAGCCTTATTTGTTTTCATGCTGCATCACAACATTCGTAATCATCATCACTATATTCATTATCTTCATTATCATACTCATCGTCATATTCTACAGTATCACTAACTTTAGTTGGTATATTTTCAGTAGAGATATTCATAATGTTTATGATTTCCTGAAGACTAATATCTTCATCTTCTAGCATTTTGACTTCACTCATGAAAGAAACAATGTTATCCATAGAAAGCAGTTTAATATTTTCTTTACAGAATTTTACTACTTCTTCTTTGTTCTTAATACCAAAATCATCAGCTAACATTGGTAAGAATGCAGCATTTTCATCAGGAGAATATCGACGTAAATAGCGAATACGTGAACAACGATCTTGCATATACTGACTAACTTTGCTTAAATCATTGCAAGTCATAATTACTAGTTTCTGTGCAGTCTTTTCAACTCCATCTAAGAAATCTAGCATATACTCAGTTTTGAAGTTCTTTTCAACTTCGTCAAACAAAACACATACTGGAGTAGTAAAGGACTTAAAAAACTTAATAAGTTTGCCTTCTGGATAATCAGGATTAACTACAATAATAGGTAAACCTGATTCCTTAGCTAATATTTTTGCCATTACAGTCTTACCTGTACCCTTAGTACCAGCTAGCATTACACCAGTAGTATTTGTATTTGCTTTATTAAAATAGGTTATAATACGCTTCTTAAATATATCATCTGTTTTAGTAGAATAGACTTTCTTTGGTAGATTTAATTCACCATTTTCCTTGAATATAGGTGAATCTTCCCATCTATTCCAACTTAGGTCATATACTTTACCAGGTATCAAATCATAATCGGCACCTTTAGGTTTTGCAATTATCTGTTCTCCTATTTTAATAAATTCGTTCTTTGCCATAATCTGAAAATTTAAGATTTTAATTTGTTGATTAATTCATCAACTTGTTTTTTATTCTTTACTAAATAAAATTTAGTATCTGGTTCATTCAAGCTTAAATAATACTTGAATAGTTTTTCTCTGTTTGCCCAAGAATCTGTAGCAAATCCTTTGCATTCTATAACAAAACCATCTCCTACAAAATCTGGTAAATAAGTAATAGCTCTAACTGTAGAGTTATTATATACAAACTTAGGAAGTAAAGTATATCTGTGCTGTTCATATTCAGCTGATATACCTGCTTCCTTTAGTTTCTAATATGTATAAGCTTCTAACTTAGATCGAAATACTATTCCGTCTATTTCTTGTTTAGTAGCATTACGCACTTTCTTGTTTAAGACTTGTTTTAGCATAATTAATATAATGTTGCATACTATCACTAGTTACTTTAAACGTTTCAATTCTTTCAGAGAAATTACCATTTTCATCTGTAAATCCTACTGAATATAAGAAAGAATAATCTTTATTATATTTGAAAGCTTTAAACATTCCTTTAATTGAATTTCCTATAAACTTACGTTTTTTATTCCATTCAATAAATTCTCCATGCAACAATACACTTACTAATTTGATTGGAATCAATAATAACTTTCCAAGTATTAGAGCTAAATCAAAAGGTAATGCTATTACTTTACCTATAGTTTTTAATAGTTTCATTTAACCAATTTTTTATTTCTTCAAAGTTATTTGCTTTAACAGCATCAGATATATCTTTAGCTTTGAATTTTTTGTTAATAAACATCGCTTCTAAGCCTGTTTCTCGGCTTAATTTGCGACTTCTTTTTACTCCAGCTACATCTCTATCAAAAAGTATTATAATACGCTTAAAACGCGTCTTAAGTTGCTCTAATACGTCTTTAGGTAGAAATGTACTCTCTGAAGATGGAGAAACTGCCGGATAACCCATCTCATGCAAACACATAACATCTTTCATGGACTTTGTGATAAACAGTATATCACCTTTTTGAGGCAACTGCTCATAGCCTTGGATATCATAGTCTGTAAGATTGTTTCTCCACTTAGTATATTTATCTGCTAATGGTCTATATATTTTAAAGTTATTATAGACCTTATATGCATACATTGGATTTTCTCGTTTATAAGTACCCTTTACTATTCCGTTACATAAATAATATTTAATACTATTTACATTGAATTTCTTTAGAGTATTTATAGAAATATTAAACTGTTTCCAGTAATTGATATCTACATCAGTAAATTCCTGACGTACTACACCAATTACTGTTTCAGTTGGCGGTATATATTGCTTAGAGCTAACGAGTTTAGTGTTATTAGTAATGTTTAACTTATCTACTATATCTGATAGTATATCATTATATTCTGTTTTACCAGTAAATAATGATACAAATTTAATTACATTACCACATTCACCTGTTCCATGATCTTTAAAAAGTAGTTGTTTAGTACGTTTACTATAGTAAATACCAAAGGATGGATTTTTATCCTTCCTAAATGGACTATTGTATATCATACCTACTTTAAATTGACCTATATATTTTGCATATATATCATATTCTGTTACTTTAGAAAGTATCCAATCTAGAGTAATATTATCTGGGAGTTTTGCTCGCTTTCTACTATACATATGCAATCTGTTTTAGTTTGCTACTAGTCGTGGAATCGAACCACGCCTATCCAGAGATAGATTTTTATTTCTGCTGTGCAGGCTCACGCTTCCATAAATTATCTAATATCCTTAAATTGATAGTGCCATATAGGATTGTTACAGATCCTCCTAGTAGTTGAAACTATTCTTCTTTATTAAATAGTTTCGATATTCTTTCTATAGTTGATTCTGCATCTTCATCAGTTAAAGCTTCGCCTGTCTGAATGTAGATGTCAGAAGTTGTTTCTTTCTTCATTGGTCTAACTGAATGTCCGTATCCCCAATTCATTTTAAATTTAGCATTCCAGAATTTAAACATCCAGTATCTAAAGAACCAAGGAGATATTGCTGTAAGTATTTGTCCTTTAATTAAAGGATCTTCAAACTTCTTAATTATAACTTCAACTCCAAGAAATCCTATAGGCTCTTCATTAAAATAACCGGGATCTTCATTATCTGCATATGCAGATATTTGTACTCGGTATCCTTGGGATTCTAACATATCTATTATTCTCATAGCAGTATATGCACGAATCATAAGATTTTCAGCTGAACACCAGCAATTCTCACATATAGAAATATGAAGCTTAACGAACTTACCAGTACCTATACCATGTGTAGGTATTCTTTTTTTTAGGCAAGGTAGACCTTCTATGTACCGATCAAAGTTCATATCATCTCCATCAGAATCATCGTACTTATATTTATGTTTACGACCTCCTAGATTTATATCCTTTTCTATTTTCTTTAGATTATCTAAACCTTTGGTATAACTATATTTAGAATTATGTATTTCTGCTGTAGATAATCCTCTAAAACCAGGGTCATCGTGATTTTCAATATTATCTATTTCAGCAGGATTACCTCCTTCAATATTGTCACATTCTCTGTAAAATTCATCTAATGAATTTATATTAATGTTTAAATTCAGTTTTTTCATTACGCTGCCGTTTTAAATTTTGTTGTTACAGTAGAATTTAAAAAATCTTTACGTATAGATTCAATTATTGAAGCAGTACTTTGTTTAGTTTTATTTTCTTCTACTTTTTGAATATATTGTTTTACTATATTCTTTTCAGTATCAGACCAGTTAATAATAAGCATATCTTTCCAGTCTAACATACCTACTTTCTTCATCTTTTCTGCTGCTTGAATCATACGAGTAGATGCAATACGACGTAATGAATTTGTTTTAATGCAATTACGTAGTAAATAAATATAATCTACTACTTCTTGATCAAATTGTGACTCATATTTAACAGAGTAATTTACTTCAATTATTGCTCCAGTAAAACGGTCAATTGTTGAAGCATCTAGTTGGTTATTAGCAACATACTGACGGTCTGCTCCATTACCAAAAGTATTTGATGTAGCAATAATAATACATTCAGGATGTCGTAAGACAGTACCTGTAGTAGTTTCTATTTCACCGTTTGCTAATGCTGCATTAATAACCTGTGCTACAGATGGATCGAGCGCAGTCATCTCGTCTATAAGGATTATTGACTTCTTAGCATAGAATTCAGCAAACTTAGTTGCTTCACGAGTAGGATATTTATATCCTGTAAATTCTGTTGCAGAAGTACCAATACCACAAGAAATACATAAGTAAGGAATATCTAGTTCTTTAGCTGTATTACGAGCTATAGTTGATTTGCCACAACCAGCTGGACCAACCATCCAGATGTTATTCATACCTGCTTTAATTAAACTTTTAAGCTTGTCTTCTGGTTCTAGTGAACTAAATGAGAATTGAATTTTCTTTAATTCTTCTTTTTCCTTTTCTTTTTCCTTTTCTTTTTCCTCTTTCTTTTTAAATTCTTCTTCTAATTTGTTAAGCAATTCTTTGATTTCTGTTTTGCTTCCAAATTGTTCTAGTGATTTTTTCTCTATTTGTTTCTTTTTTTTGAGATCTGTTATATTAGCTATTTTAATAGCTCCACTACACACTTTATACTCTTGTCCAGTACAATTTGCAATAGTATATTCTCTGGATTGTCCTTTCTTTCCTTTTACTTCTGAAGTTAATATTAAGAAAATACCTTGTTGTGCTTGTTGTTTTCCTTTGGGATTATTATATTTTATACTACCATAAAATCTATTTCCAGGCTTTAAATCATGGACATCTGTATTATGATTAACTAAGGTGCTATCTTCACGTATATTGTCTTCTTGATTTTCAATCTGCTCATCATGCTCTGTAGCTTCAGATGCATCAGTATCTTGAGTTTCTGTAGTTAAATCTTTAGGATCTTTTAACTTCTGTTCTTTCGCACTAGATTTTGCAGGTTGATCTTTTTCTATATCTTGAATATGTTCTATTTCTACCATGATGATTTATTTTAATGATTAAAAAAGAATAAGGGTAGCTTTTACACTACCCTTATTTATTAATAATGATCTACTTTAGATTAAAATGGCAGATCATCTGTTTTATCTGTAAAAGCTTGTGTATTAGTAGTAGATGAAGTTGCACTAAACGGGTTATCGTTTTTTACTTCTTTATCTGCTACAACAGGCTTTGTAAATTGGTCAATATTTAGCATAGCAATAGAAGATGATTTACCTTCTGGCAATTCCATAGGTTCAATAAAAGTATACTTAGCATAATTAGGTAAAGTAGTATATCCTTTATCATTATATACTATTTTCGCTCTAAGTTTTTTACTCTTATCTACTTTGTTCAGCATATCAGTAATCCACTGAGCAAACTGTTCAAAGCTTTCACCATTAAAGTCAAGTTCTTCATCCTTATAGTAACAGTTAAGTATCTGCAACATACGAGAATACTGTTTATCCATTTTTGTCTGGAGTTGTTCTTCTGTAGTTACAAACCCACCAAGTGTAGGTTTCCACTCTGTATGAGTTAATGTTGCTCCATCTTTCTCAAAAACAATTTCTAAGAATTGATTACCATTCGGAGAAACTTCTGTTTTTACACTCTTCAATACTACATTTTCAATAATACCAGCGGGAATATATTTAATATCACTTTTGCTAATACTTGCTGCACGTTCTTTACTATATGTCATAATTTCAATATTTTTAAGTTTTTAAATCAGGCTGCACACTCGTCTAAATAAATCTTATCCCAGTGAACATTAATAACATTATTTTCATCGCTTTCTGCGATAACTATCTTTTTACCTCGTAAGTGAGGAGCTCTAGCTTCTCTTACTGAGTTATCTCCACCTTCAAAAGATATAATAGTTTCATTCTTTTTACGATAGACATAACCAACAGCATCTGCTTCACCACATACTATATCACCTAGTCTTCCAACTAAATCTATAGCCATTTCTATAAGCTCTTCACCATCTTTATTAATCATCTTATCTTTAGTATGACCTATAAGAATAAAATTATCACAAAGATTTTTAAACATGTTTATTACTTTTTTAACTGCTTCTCTTAAGTAGAGATATCCGCTACCATTTGGTAATGTACGAACATCATCTCCCTTATAAGATTTGCCCATTGGTGTCTGACAATACAGAACTTTAGCATATCCTAAACATATTTCTTCGAGTCTAGTAGCATTATCTATAGCAATATATTTATAAGGTTTCTTTCCTGTTGTAGCGATTTCTTCACTGATTGCTCTAGATATATTACCTAAATCTTCAATAGTACGAGCTTGAATAGAGAGAGCTTCTAGAAATTCTGAACCTCCCTCTAAGTCAATTATAAGACAATTATCAAGCTTAGATAATAATGTAGTTTTACCTGATTTTGGTTTACCAAATAGGATTAAAAATCTTGGATTATTAACCTTTGGTTTGTTTTTCTCTTTTGGTAGTATTAACATATTAAAATAGGTTAATGCTTTACCTGTGAGATTCTGAAATTATCTGACAAAAACTGAAATTTTACACAATGTAAAGTTATTCGTTATTCATTGTTGAGAATATTGTTAACAGTAGTACTGTTACTAATATTAATAATAACATTTACTATATTATTTTTATCTGCTTTACGATAGTTATTCAAAAACAGACTAGGATTATCAATAGGAATGATTGTATAACCAATTTGAATAAACTTCTGGTAAATACGTACAGGTTGACCCATGTAAGTAAAATCGTAACCACGATCTTCTTCATAGTCTTCCATAATCTTAGCATATTCTGCTAATCGTTTTAATGCTAAATCAAATTCTGAAATAGCATCATATTGACGCAACTTAAATGCTCGATTTGCGAACGGACATGTAAGTGAATTATCATATGAACATGTCGGTCGATAATATTTTTTATTGAATGCAGAGAAATGTGCATTTCGGTTGCATCCAAAACATAGCAAGTCTTCAGGACCTGCATATGATATACTGTATTCCGGATCTTCCGGAGTGTGAATTCCATACCATTTAGCAAACGGTAAGCGGTTTTTAACTTCGTTTAATATACGATTTTTCAAAGAACCCTGAGGGTCAATATTTTGTTTCGGAAGTTTAATTGTAAAACCTTTCATAATCAGCCTTTTTTAATTTGTTTAAATACTACTTTTTGTTCTTCAGCACTTGCAGTATTTGTTTCAATTAGATTGCCATATTGAAGTTCGTTTTCAAATTCTAATATACATGGTTCACCATCTCTTACTTTTAAAAAATGCATATAAACCTTATTTTTTACAGGTAGACGACGTACTCCATATATAGCTAGCAGTTGTATTAACGGTAAGCTCTTTATCTTACCCTCTACGTCTTTATTTATTCACGTAGCTTAGACTATTTCTTAATATAACTTAATATGTTCTTAGAGAAATTTGTTAATTCTTCTTCAGTTGCTTTATTTTTCATAATATTTGCTAATCTAGATATAATTGCAACATTTCCTTTAATATAACCTTTTGAATTATCAATTCTATCAATCGAATAAGTATATGATTTATCATGTAATATAAAAGGTTTATTTAAAATAGGACACAATGCGGGAATATTTATATCTTTAATTGTTATAGCGAATTCTATTCCTATTTTTTTAGCATGTTGTTTTGCATGTCGCAATAATATTACTTTAGTATGATAATCCATATCGTGTTTGAACTTATCTAAATGAATCATTATATCTTTAGCAACTTGATCTGTATATCTTCTCCGTCTATAAAAATGGTATAATCTACTTTCTTCACATCTACATTTTTTACAATCAGATCTTAAATTATTTTTTTCTGTTTTACTGTGATTCCATCTTTTTTCAAACTCTTCTACTGGTTTGTATTTACCACACTTACAACATTTAAAATAATATATACCATTTTCAAGTTTTATATCTCTATTTTTACCAATACTGTAGGTAAAATTATCTATAGTTAGTTCCATATTTAATTTATAATTTATATTTATATATGGAACGCTATAATTACATTTAAGTTATATTTCCCGCTTTCGTGGTAGAATTATTAGCATAGCTTTTAATAGCGTTAGCTTCACTACTAGTCGTTAGACACTATTATAATATTTCTATTATAACTTGGTACGGCGTTGGCTATATCTAGCTCGTTCACCGTTTAACGGAATTTAGACTGAACCTAACTTATCAATTCAGTATCTCTGGTCTGTGAACAGCAATAACAAAATCACTAGCTTGAAATATTGCATCAGATGCTGATAAATCACTTCTCATTGGGAAGTGAGTACTTGGATTATTAATTCTATCAGGACTTTCAATATTACGATTCATCTGTGAAAGCTGTATTATACTAGTGTTAGAAAGTTTTTTCTTCTGTATAAACATTTTCTGTAAATCGACTATTGTACTTCTTTCTCCACCTTCTCCATTTACTAGAAGAACGTGGTCTAATACTACTATTAGCCAACGACCGTTAGCTACAGTATTATGAAAGTAATCTATAGTATTACCTATTTCTTCTACATTACATACTTTATCAACAAAGTATATATTGTATTTCTTAATGGTTTCAGCTGCCGATTCAGCTTTTAATAAGTCTTCATCGCTAAGTGTTTCTACTGAACTATATAATTCAGATACAGTTTTCTTAGTTTTATTACTTATTACACGACCAACGTTTCTGTAGTCTACCATCTCTAAACTAAAGTATAATACTACGATATCCTGATCAGGATTAAGATCAATTAAATCCATTACTAACATATTTGCAACTGAGCTCTTACCACTACCTGATATACCAGCTATAGTAAATATCATATTTGGTTCAATTCCGCCAGTAGCTTTATTGAATTTATCCCATCTAGTTTTTAATGATACTATACTATGATTTTTTCTAGCTTTAATGTAGTTTATGGATTTATTTGCTACCTGAGATATTGACTCAAAAGGTAGTATTTTAACGGCATTCTGTTCCGTATTCTCCATAATTTACAGGTGTTTCAGATTCATAACTCATTTGCTCTTCAATAACCTCCCACTCATGTTGAGTGAGCCATTTCCACATCGTCTTCATATAACCTATTTTACCAGTTATCATTTTGTTTTCAATTTCATATTGAAGACATTGAAGAAGATGTTCGTGCATTGCTCTAGATTTACCTACGATACGATTATATTCTTTACGACACTTATTTATATTAGATCGTAAAAAACCTTTAGTACCATCTGGTCTTAAAACATACACTGGAAATACTTCATAGAACTCATCAAACCATGTCTTATCTTGTTTTACACTTGATAATAGTTTTTCTGTAGGACTATAAATTTTATTATCTCCTGAAGTAGTAAAGGAGATAAGGTCATTGTCGATTAACTCTTGTATGTCGTTTTCACTTATTCGGCTGAGAAACTTGTGAACGTCTTGATTATTACTTTGATTATCATTCAACACAAGAGTTAAAAATACTAACTGATTAATTGATATTTCTCCAAAAATATCTAATAATGTTGTATCTAATTCTAGTATCATAATATAGTACTTTATGAACTAACTTTTGATACAATCTGGAAATATTTGTTAAAACAACGTTAGTTGTCTTGGTTTTAATTCTTCAATGATCTTTAACGCTTCCTTTAAATAGTAGCGATAATTGATCTTTCTTTCTTCTATAGGTTTATTATCAAATTTGTTTAGTATAGTAACACCAGATGCAGTAAGTAGATTAGTATAGTCTACTCTAGTACCTTTAGTTATAATCTTTGAACTATAAGGTAATATCTGTTCTACATTAGAATTATAGTAAAACTGATTTGGATCTGTAGTTATTATACTTTCTCCTGTTTTGAGACATACAAGATATTGCGGTATCTCAACATCTCTGTTTACTATTTTACATTTATATAAATAAGGACCATTAGTAGATGCATAGAATCTATTGATTCTTTGTACTAGTTCTCCATTATATTCTACAGAGAATTTTTTATCTACTTTCTGGTAAGTAAGGAACTTCTTAATATCTTTACAATTGTAGATAGTATCTTTTACAGGAATACCATCAACAAAATAATCTCTAATAGCTTCTGGAATAATCTTTGCAGACATTCCCTTACCAAGTGAAACCTTAGTAATGAACATGCCTTTTTCTTTAATATAATCATCTTTAATCATATCTAAAGAAGTATAAGGTTTTTTCTTTTTGTTTAGAGCTTTTTCTGGTTCAGTTTCAAACAATTTCTTTATTGCTTGATAACCTTCTTTTACAGCTATATAATCATTAATAGCATACTGATACATAGCTTCAAAACGATCTTCCTCTAGGGTTAGTCTCGTTTGTTGTTCCCATTCCTTACATATACTTTGTAATTTTTCATACAGATTCTTCTTAAGAAGAACAAATAAACCATCTGTATTTGCCTGTACTATTCTACAGCCAATATCAGATAATCTTTCTGCTAACATAAGTAATAGTAATTGTCCATTTATTCTAATCTGCATTACTGCGAAAGGACTATAACAGAAATTATGTTCATTCTGTAGATTACCACTAAGACCGTTTAATGCTAATTTAAGCGTTTTATCTTTAGTCTTAATACCATTATGTTTTGCTTCTATTCGTTCATCTTTAACTTGATTATAAACTTCTAGAAATTCAGAACCCAAATGTTTTGGGTAGAATTTATACTCTATTATCATACTGGGATACAGAGATGCAACATCAATATCTATTAACATTTCATCTTCCTTAGGAATAATTATCTCAGGTTTGTTTTCAGAGTGAATACCACCAACTCCTACAGAATATTTTAATCCTCTAAATACAAATTTGTTTTCGTATCCTTTTCTACCTGGTGATACTATCTGCTTTTTCATATCAGATAGTACATTACGAAGTATAGGATCTTTATATTCTATATAAGGCAATATTACTTTGTTTAGGTCTATAACATCTGCTGGGCTTCTCAAGTCTTTAATATCCCACCATGTTAAACCAGTCTTTTCAAGATATTTCTGCGTTAGAATTTTCATTCCAATGTTTACTCCATCTTTACTTAATACTCTTACTTTATATTCATCTTCGATAGCTATTCTTAATTCTATATCTTCAGAACACAGATTTAATAATTTTTCAGTAGAATTAACGTCATTCACATTATACTCAATCATCTCTTCTATTCTATCTTCTTCTAGAAACTTATTAAAGTCTCCATTGAATTCTAGAACATTAGGATATTGCATAGTTACTTGCATTTCCTTCAATCCAACACGCAATTTCTGTGAATATAACATAGTAAGTATATCAAATGAATCATACCATACTTGATATTTCCATTTTTTCCATGCTTCTATGTTGTCATCTGCTTGAGATGTAGTTATAGTTCTACTTAAGTTAGAAATACTATCACATATCCTTAGATATGGTTTATTTTTAAGTATATCATAATAATCTATTATATAGTTAATAATAGGATTATCATAATGTAAATTATTATATCCTGCAAAGATTTTATTTGAATCAATTTGAGTTTCAGTAGTATAGAGATCTCCGAATTTTAATGGTGCATTAATATTTGGTACACGAAAAAAATCAACTAATTCTGATAATTGATTTTTTCTGCTTGATATCTCAAACTTATGAAACTTTCCTAATTCAGTATTCTTTGCTGTGCAATGAAATACATTTGGGAAAACTTCAATATCATAGACGTATACTGTTTTTCCTCTTATCTTCATAGCGTATAAATTTAGTGGAGTATATGGGAATCGAACCCATGATGCCGATTGGTTGCAGCACTATAAATAGTGTATTAGAGTCTCTCTAATATTCCTCCCTGTACCCTGCGCTTGCCTACTAGCTGAATACCCCATGAGGCAGGATTCTTTATAGACTATCCTGCTAAAAGTCTGTCGCTCTACGCTGCTTGCTTTATCTCTGGCAAATGTTTAGCAAAGCATTTCTTTTCTAAAGTTGCTCTATCTACTATTGTAATAGACTCATAATTACTATACTTATCAGATAACTTTGTATTTAGTTTAGTAACTACTTCGGTAAGTTGTTCAATAGGTAGATTAGAGTAGCTTGTTTTAAACTCTTTATCGTTTGTAGTAGCTATAACTACTTTATACGGTCTTTGTTCTAAATACTGTAGCTTCTTAGACATCTTGAATTCTTCAAGTTGTTTAGCTACTTTCTTAATTTTCTCTTCGTGAGCTGCTTTATAAGCTTGTTGTTTAGCAATACGTTCTGCTTTATTGCTACCATATAGATTCTGTACCAGTTCATTATGGTAATCAGAATAAGTACGTTCTTCTAATAACTGTTTTTTATCCTTCTTATCAGACATCTGTATAGGTTTCTTAGGAATACTAGCTATACCTTTTTTAGCTTCATGATACTCCTTTCGTGCATTAGTAGCTTCAGGAGTCCACTTATAAGTATATATTTCTCTACTTACTATCTTATCGTGGCGACGAGTAGTTACAAATTCCTTTGTCATAGGCTTAATATTTTCTGACAAAGATATCCCTTTACTACACATAGCTTTATAATCTGAGGACTTAGTTAATCCATAACGTTTCTGTAAGTTTTGCTGGTATTTAGCATTTTTCTTATTTCTAGTATCTTGATTCATAACAATTGATTTTAATAGTTAAAAACTAAAGGAAGCTAAATAGGTTAATATTTTAAGATTTCCCGTACGTACTCTCCCTATCGCTTCCTTGTTATATTTTAAGCAGCTAAGCACATTGGAGCAGCAGAATCATCAAATTCTGTTTCTTCATTGAACTTAGTAAGTTTCTCTTTTAATTTCAGAATCTCTAAATCGAGTTCTTTTATTCGTGCTTTAACCCAGTTTGAAGTTAAAACTTCAGTCTTATTCAGAGCTTTTTTACCTTTCTTAGACTTAAGAACAGGGTTCAAAGTTCGTATATGACTTAGATGTACTTTCATTTCTTGCAATTCACATAGCTTAAATACATCCAATTGATTACAATCAGCTGGCAAATCACTAAATTTCTTTATACCCATGTTGATACATAGTATCTTTAATTTAACAATTACTCGATCATCTGTAAGACCTTTAATTGTATTATAAAGTTCTTTCAAATCGTAAGTACGCTGATAATTACGATTTACTACATTCTCAATAGAAATAATATTCCAATATTTAGTAATGTCTGCTGATAGTTTATCACGCTGTTCAATAAATTTATTTGCTTTCATATATACTTGATTTTAATAATTTGACAATTAGTTAATTACATAGTATATTAGAAAGTCTACCTGTGTAGTTAATAGACTGATCAAAGTCTAATAACTTAAAATATCAGCTATCTTCACAGACCGCTGATATGAATAACAATAAAATTAAGAAATAAGACAGACAAGATCAAAGAGTTAGCGCCTCTGTCACATCTCGATACGGCATCCGATTCTTCTTCTCTCGGCTTTCCAACACTTAGTTACCTTAGTAACATTATCAGAGGCAAGTAAGTAAGAGTATATACGAACCCAACCAAATGTATATACTCTTACTGATTTTATGTTGATTTTCAATTATTTTCTACTTAATACGAACCCAACCAAATGTATATATTCGATTATAAATCTCCTTCAACATGTAAACTGACGGGTATTCTTTCATACCCAAAATCTATGCAAGCATTTGCTACCCCAACCATTTTGCGTCGCTTGCTGTTATTACCCATATTTTTGTCAAAGCCTGGGTCATCTTTTGTAATATCATAGGTCAATTTCAATGGACTGTTTTCATCAAGTAATGTACAATAATACAATAATAACTCGATTACTTTTTCTTTTTCATCTTTCTTAAGTACTTTATCAATTGCTTCTGTCAGAAACCCAACCAAACCTGACTTATCACAATTGTTACTTTCTACACCTGTGATGATAAAAGCTATTCTTTGTACTAAACTAAAAAAGTCTATTACATAATAGGAATTAAACCACTTATTTACCCAACCATATTTGTGGTGTCCTATTAATACTGTTCCATCGTATCTAACTTTAATTGTTTTGCTCCCATCCATTAGCAAATTATTTTGAATACGAGGATCAGACATAATTAGCTGTAACATCTGCAAGTGATATGAATCTATTGGCTTTTTACTTGTTGCCATAGTTTTGTGTACTTAAGATTAATTACTCGTCGATGCTCTTGTAGTAAGCAGTAGTGTCGTCCTTAGTAATCTTATTGATTTGTTCCAGAGAAGCTCCCTGATTTGCCAATTCATCAATAAAATTGTTAAGATCAGTCAAATTACTCTGATTCAACTGAGTGACAACTTCTGTTACCATCTTAACATTCCAGAACGGAGACCGTTCTCCAGTTGCTTCAAACTTCAAGATAGCATCTTGAACATCTTTCGGACCAGCTTTCAATACGATATCTACATCTGCCCGTAAATCAAACTGCAACTTTTCGTCATTATTAAACATAATAACAATCTTACCATTTGCAGTCCGCACAATATCTACGTTGAACAAATCAACAGTTTCAATCATATACTTCTTCATCGGATTTGCAAGTACAAGACCTGGCATATCACCAGCCATTTTTTTCTTGTAATTCAAATCTAAATTATCACTTACGGGGATTGCCAACCGCCGACCAACTAAAGCACGGCTAAATGCAATTACTTTAGTACGTAACTGTGTAATTTCTTGCTGAGTAAAACCTTCTGGATTTTTGAACACGCTTTCATATTTTGTTGTTTCCATAATCTCTCCTTTCTTGATTCCGTGGTTGATTCCACCTACGGAGTAAGTTAATACTAAGTTAATTTAAAAAGTAAGCTATAGAGTTCTTTTATCTAAGTGGAATAGTGTCTAATATCTATTCGTTTGTTAAAAACTTAAAAACCACTTCTTGTATTCAAACAGTAAAACTCTATAACGAAATTCTGCTAAGATTTGATAAGTAATCTGAAAAACTATAAGATAAGCTTTTGTATTATTAATGTTACTACTAGAACGTGATGTTATTACTTCACTCGGCATTCCCCGTAGGACTTTACTCATGAGACAGATGAGTCAGCCGTTCTTCATAAAATTATCAATACTAAACTATGAAAAGATATGTAATTCGACATCTGAAAATCGAATGCTATGCTAGTTAATACCTAAAGAGGTACAACGGGACTCCAACGGTAGGAGATTTATACCCATCAAATAACATTATAACTGAAATTATCTGAAAATCGAATGCTATGCTAGTTTCTGATTGTTTAAAGAGCCTAACAGCAACTATAACGTGCTCTTTTTCCTATTATAGTAAGGAGTACTGTATATGATTCATAACCTACAACTGTTACTTCACTATCGGTAATACTTCTACCGAATTTTATTTTGAGCTGTTTATGTTTCAAAACACCTACTCTATAGCCTAATAGTTTATTCTAAGGCTGCGTGTACTTACGACTTTGTTCTTATTCTGCACATAACTTTAGGATTTCCACCTATCATCCTTTAATGTAAGGAATCAGCGTCACTTTACATATATTGTTGCGCAACATACTTTAAATGTTTCAAATGTTAGCAATTATATTGTACAGTCGAGGGTGGCTCGGATTTACTTTCGTCTTCTTATCACTACTCGTCCTAAAACCTACCATTGAACTTCCTCATTAGTTAAGTTAAACATGTTAATTCTCTCGGAGAGACTTCCTAAATAGATTTACATTCTGTCACTTCCCGTTAAGACTACTACTTAGTGCAATGCACAGATTTTTCTCCGGTCTGCTTCGTGTCCGTCTCTTAATGTGTCTGCTTCTCTTCAACCTAGGAGTAGGGCGATGCTCACTTTCACATATACTCTTAAGGATAGAGTATCTCACCTTGTGCAAATTTGATAAAACTCCAGTTATGCTTCTGGATAAAATTATTTAGTACTTCTAAGCTTTATGTCTTCCGCTTAGTATTGAAATAGTGTTATTGCGCACTTCATCCGCTAGTTATCTTTATGTTCCTGTTGCAAAGCACTCTAGGTTTATACTCAGATAAAATAACAACTGAGTTTATTATAATACTACTTGAACTCACATACTCCTTATTTCCTAAAGAGGTCCGTTGCAGGATTCCTTATTTATTAATATTGGATCATTGCTACTCAGCCAATAGGCACACAATCTACTACTCACTTTGTCACTCTATCCCTCTATACTGGAGTGTATAGTAATACAAGCTTAGGATTAGCTATGTACTGATTAACATAACATTGTGCATAGGCTTTACGCCTAATCCAGGTAATCTATCAATATTTTTTCAATAAGTAGTGCTATAATATTATAATTAAGTACCTTCATATATACTATCTCTAAACTTATTAAGTTACAATATAACTGTTTAGATAAGTATAGAACACTATACTGACATTTTTATATAGTCTATGCTATAAAGGGGAGTTTGGAGCTACCCTAGAGCGTTATATGCTCGATAATGTTCAGCACGTAGTCTTGGACACTACGATTTGTTGGGCATCATCGTGTTTATTACTCCTTCTTGATTCAAACTATGATAAGTCTGCGAGTAACTTAAGAGGATTTCGTTCCCCTTGTACTGTTTAATTTTGTAGACTGCTCTCTACTAATTGCGTCTTCTGTTTCTGTCTCCAGTCGGTTCTCACCAAAAACAAGAGGGTTGTACACGCTCTCCCTCTATCTTATTGCCTCTTCAGTTTATAGATAGTATATAAACACAATAAGTTATTATACTTTCAGTAATAGCCTATAGTTGTAGCTATACTCTATTCCTACTAATATTCTGTACTATCTTAATTTTAAGAAAGCAATCTAACCATTTACTTTCTGATCCTTTGATTTAGATATCTCTGGATATACACCATTATAGCTCTATAATCGCATTGGCTGTTCTAGTTGCGACTCAGATTCATCTTCTCTGATTGTTGTTGTTTCAGTCTTTGGAGAATATCCGTACAAGTGGTTTTATTCTCTTTAACTGATGGCAGTTCTCTTACCTTAATATATTTAGGTACTTCCTTCTCTACAACAGAAGTTAGATAGATGATACTGTCTTTCTTTTTGATTTCAACATTGATATTTTGTTCTGGGTTGCTTTGTCCATTTAATTTTATAGCGTTATCGTTCAAATTAATATCAATATTAAAGTCTTTTGCCCGAGGTACATCTGTGAACTTCGGAATCACATACTCGTGTGCGGTGGCGGTATTTGTATAGTTAGTTACAAATCCTACATATCCACCGAAAGCTAGCATTGCTAGCGTAAATAAAACTGTTGGTTTTTTACTCATTTTGATAATGCGTTAATTGTTACTTTTTAGTAGCATACGCAGATTTCTCAATATAGAAAGTAAGAGGATTCAAAGAGGTTGATGTGTACAAGCTAGATACTTTCTGCATTACTTGTTTCAACATCTTATCATTCATTTCTGCTCCATAAGCAATCCGCAGATTGTTTACAGTCTTTATTGCTGAAATGTGTTTACCTTTAAGATTTAGACCCTTGATTTCCGGATATACAAGTTTGTCTTCATCTTTACCTTCGTTATTAGCAGAAGTAATAATACGATTGATCAGATCGTCGTTAGTTCCACTAATTAATTGAGAATACCGTTTTGCTTCTTCTTCGTAGTTATTGTTCTTTGCAGTTTCATCAGCAATCTTCTTAGCTAAGAATACTTTCACAACATTAGCAACTTGCGCATCGTTGTATGTTGTTAATTGGTTCTTAAGCCAAGCATGAGATGCTAAAACTGACAAATTACCTGTTAGATTACCCCAAATAGCATTCGCACAACCTTCAAGTAATGTAGCATTCCGTCCTGCTTCTTTCATCTTAAGCAATACAGTTGCTAATACTTGTGCTGGTTCTGCATCTTTATCAAGTTTATAGGCTTCCCGTGCAAATTCAATCATATTTGTTACGTTCTTACCTATACCTCCTGATTTCTGCTTGTGCCGCATGTTCATAATAGTACACATTGCCGCTACTTTCTGTTCATCGGTAACACATTCTTCGGGTTTTGGCATTTCCTGAGTTTGCGGAACTTTAGCATCTTGTTCTAAAGCTTTCTGCATTTCAGGATTTGTCTTTGCGACAGCATCTTTGAAGTTAATCTCAAGCTGTCCATCAGATGTTTTGCTAGGAAGCAAATTAACACCGAGGAACAAAGAAGCTGTTTCATTCAAATATGCAAACATTTCTTCATTCACAGTAAAACCTTGTTCTTTTGCATCATTCTTGAATTGGTCATTCCATTTCTGGATTAATACAAACATCATAAGGTCTGCCTGTTTTCCTGTTGCTTGATACATTGCCCGATCATCTTTAATCTCTTCACGGCGTTTCAGAATTGCGTTCATCAGATCTACTGAGTGATTTGCATCAATTCTGTCACTGTTCTGAGTTACAATGTTGGGTGCAGGAGCTGCTGCTGGTTTAATAGTTGGAGTATTGCTGATGTCAATTTCTTCAGCTTCTACTTCTTCTATTTTTTCCTTCTTTGGCTTCTGCTGTTTAGGTTTCTTTTCAGTAGGTGTAGATTTAGGATCTTCCTTCTTTGGCTCCTCAACTGGCTTAGTTTCAGGAACTTCAGCAGGAATAGGATTCTTAATTCCTTCCTTAATCCGTTTGACGTCAATTCCGTCTCCCTCCTTTACATTAGATACTGGGAAGAGAACACTAGTAGTTTCACTAGTTTCATTGTTCTTCCACTCGGCTTTGATATTTTCAATGCCTTTACTGTCTTTCTTAATCTTAAGAGAAAGTAGACTCATATACGGTGATTTTGTGCACAACATATGAGTTTCATATGCTGATTTACCCATTGGAGTCTGATAAACACCGCCTTTCTTTTGTTCAGCTGGTTTTTCTTCAGGCTTCTTTTCTTCTGGTTTAGAATCTTCTACTTTTGTTGTTTCTACTTTAGCTGAAGCTTCTACTGCTTCTTTAGCTTTTTTCAAAGCTTCTAAATTTCTTGCTGCTTTTGCACTTGGAGTCTTTCCACCTTTATTTCTTTTTGCCATATTGATTATGTTTTAAATAAATTAATAACTTAACAATTAATACACTTAAATTATGAAATTAAGTGCAGTCAACTGTCATCTTCTATCTCTGCATTGTTAGGCATGGTAAGTATATCTTCTCTATCAGTTGTTACTAACGTCTCACCTCCGTCTTCCTGACCCATTTCATAAGATTGGTTATCTACTGTCCCTACAAAAGCAGTAGAACCTTGAGATGTGGGATTAGGAGCCATAGTAACAACTAACTCTTGAGAAGGAGTATCTGAGGTATTTGCAACTACCTTTTTTACTCCAGTACCTACAACAAAGCCTAGTAAAAGTACGCATACTAAGAATACGTACAAACTAGCACTTTTACACATTCTAGAAATGATAAAAGATGCTAATGCTCCTAAAAGGAGTAAACAAAAACTAGTCATATTGTTGAAAGTATTTGTTAATAATCTGTTTTCTGTTTAAGTTTTTGTCTTGCTTTGTTTAAATCACCTTTTACAGCTAATTCATTCATTGCAAGCTTACTGGTTATCTCTTTATAAGACATACCATCTATACGAGCATTAATTAAATCTCTATATTTCTTCTTAAGAGTAGGTATAGCTTGTAAGACTATATCTAATTTTTCCTTTAGAATTAAATCTTCTTCAGGACTTCTCTCTAAAGCAGATAGTTGAATTGGATTTTCATCCTCATCAACATAGTTATTTAATTGCTCTTTTTTGTTTCTACGTATATAGTCTATTGATGCATTAACAGCAATAGTCTTTAACCACATATTAAATGAAATATGTTGAGTATACATAGATAATTTCTCATAAGCTTTAGTAAATACTACTGATGTTAAATCATCAGCAACATCTGTATTCTTAACTACACCCATAATAGTGTACCAAATATCAGTTTTATACTTATAGTATAACTTACTAAATGCTTTTTGAGAACCTTGTTTAGCTTGCTCCACTAGATCTATTATTTCTTGTGTCATATAGCTAAATTTTAGTGGATTGTAGTTAACCCAATAACTACAATCCTTAAATTCAGAAGGGAAGTTTTATAATTTCTTTGCAATAATAATTATTTACTGCTAGACATCTTTTGTAGAATACATCTGAGATATGTTCTCTCCATTCTTCTTTCTCTTCTTCATTGAGAGGATATGCCATTTTCAATGACATATTAATAGCAATCCTTACTCTTACTAATCTAGTCTGAAGACTTAATGTTTTATCTTCTAATAGATTATTAAGAATATCCATCCATAGTCTTCTATTTATCCACTTATTGATACTTAGACAAGTGTTACTAGTAACTATCTTAGATTTTAAATCAGGTGGTATATTTGCCCAATCATCTAATACACTATCTGCATATCCTAATACTTTAGTATCAAAATTAGCAGAAGATACAATCTTGTCTAAAGTAAACCTATAAGGTTCCTCTAATTCAGCATTGAGTGCTTCAATAAGTCTCTTAAAATCGCTCATTATGGTTCTCTGTTTAGTGCTTTACAAATTACAGTGAATACATAGTTAGCTTGAGACATTTTTAGGCTGTATTTCTTCTTTAAATGCAGTCTAGTTCTTACTTTAGCTTGTTCTATACCATATAATGGTAAAGTTGATTTATAATAGGCAATACCTTCTTCAATGATTTTATCTTTTCTAGAATCTTCACCTAAGCCTTCTAGAGTTTGTAAATCACCAATACCTACATTATCAACTACTTCAGTAATAGATGGTAATGCAAATGTATACTTTTCAGGATACATCATAATATCTACTACTTCAGGACTGTCTTTAGTAAGATCTTTAGCTTTACCATTCTGTTTAAAGTAATTAAGATCAATTGCACCTACTACTTCTAATAATGGTTCTACTCCGCTTAAAAGGAGCAATACATTAGTTTCTGGACCTTGTGCGATCCACATACCTGCTTTTAACATAATCCTTTTGTTTTAAGTATTTTGATAAATTCATTTTTGAATCTCTTTACTACAACTGCTGCATCCATTGGACTAATATTGAATTCAGAAGCTACTTTCTTTCTAAATTCCATCTCTCCACTGCATTGCTGCATTACTTCTTGTAGTTTTTCTCGCTCTCCTGGTTCAGTCCAGCGAACATATTGAACAATTTCCATGTTAATTCATTTGATGTTCAAGATCTTTAATTTTATTATAGATGCCTACCCAATATATCAAGCCTTCTTTACTCTTTTCAGCTTGAAACATTTCATAGATTTTGCATCTATTGAATCCGACTGAAATGTTATGTACACCACGTCGCCAACCTCTATCTCCCTTCATTACTGATGGAGTTGATTCATATACATACTCAATGAACGCAGTAAGTTTACGTTCTCTTGTAAGAACAATTTCCCAAGTCTTAGGCAATTTATTCCTAATAAAACCTCTTAAGCCTTTTTTATTCATGTTTATATTTAAATATTTTTGTGTTATGTCCAAATTCAAACTTAATTGTATAAATACTATTTTTAATAGTTGCTTCATCAAGTGCTATTTTAACTCTACATATAAAATCATCAGAATAATACGTACCGTTAATATACCATGCAACTATACTATGATAGTTTCTTCCATCATTACTACTAATCCATGCTTTTGCAAAATAATCTTTCATATTATATGATGATTGACTTTCATATATTGCTAATAATATACGAAGTTCTTTTCGTATAGTACCTAAGATTTCTGTTTGAGTATTGAATTCTTTTTCCTTACTCTTTTTATGCCGACCACGATTCATAAGTAGTTTCTTTAATTGAAGATTGAAGTCTTTCTATAGCTGTTAATAGTGTATCTATTCTTATTACTACTTCTGTATCTCTAACAAAATGTTTAATATGTTTCAGATTAGTAATCATACCTGCTAAAAGCATAAGAGATAAGTTCCTTCGACTTGCCTTTAATTGATTTAAAGTCTTTTTCATCTACAAAATGTTTTTAAGTATTGTTCATAATGTTTCTTTTCATTTATTGAAGCTAAAGCATCTAATTGATTATAATTCTTTTTAGTTAAAGTAAAATCATAATCTAATAATGCTTCTTTCAGATTGTAAAATACATTATAATCAAACAAATCTCTGTTGCTTATTTTGATTTGTTCAATGAGAGCTGTTTCAAATATAGCTAGTAATCTTAGAATATATTTATTATTCTTTTTAACTGCTAGTCATAAACCTTTACTTCCTTTGCTATAATCTAAAGGAATGATTGCTGTTTTGTTATAATCTGTTTTCATACTCTAAAATTTGTTTTATAATACTTTTTAATGATTCTTACAGCTTCGTCAAATTCTTCTTTATTATCAAAAACATTACAAAAGGTGTAGTTATTCTTGTTTAAGAATATAGGATGAAAATAAGCTACAAAGAATGTTTTAAATAATCTACTCTTTTTAATAGGAATTAAATTATCTAAAGTAATATCACTAGTTATATTTACTACCCAAGCTATATTTAGTTCTGCATCTATTTTATAGATTACTCCATAATGTTCACATGGACCTATTTTAGCTTTTATAACATCATACTTTTGTAAAGGTATTTGATCTACACCTTGCCCTAGTATTTCTGTAGGAAGTACTACAGTGCTTTTATCAATTTTAACTGGTTTAGTTGGTTCATCTTCAAATGTACTATTAATAAATTCATTTACTAATAGTACTGCTTCTGAAATTTTGTATTCATCGGTAGTTTTTAACTTAGTTGTTACTTTACATCTCATTGAATTTAAAAAATCCATTTTCTCCTTAGGAGATTTACTTTTTAATAGTTGATCTATATCCATATTCTTACTTTTAGTTTTTAATAATATTGTTCACGGAGTGGGACTCGAACCCACACTTTTAGGCATTGTCTGCTTGTGTCTAACCAATTGCACGATCCGTAACCTGCTTTTTACGACATTAGCTTAGCCGTTGACTAATCGTATTACGCTGCAATACGAGTATAGTCTGTTACAAAAGATTTGTCATTTCTGACGTTATTGACCTATTCATTTTCATCCTCGCTGTCAAAACCATGATGCCCCATTCTCCTTCCATATATTCGTTGCCGTAGCAATTTTCAGGCATAATCTTCGTTTTTCTTTAAACTAGAGATTCGGTTGGAGCTACCTAATATTAAGTCATTTTCATGTGATGTTCCTTCACCATATATAGTTTTAAGCTCTACTATCAAACTAAGCATCGTTTTAAGGCAACATTACTCTGGAAACCTTTTGTGGAGCATACGGGAGTCGTCTTAATGTTTACAATATTTATAACTATATCCACACTTTTACGTTATGTTTGTATAACTAATATTTAAAATTATGAAATATAAACAACATAGAAAGTTAATTACATTAAATTGTGATTGTTGTGGATGTAGTTATGAAAAACCATTATCTGAATACAATCGTAACCAAAAATTTGGTAGACATAGTTTTTGTTCTCGTTCTTGTGCAATGAAATTTTTAAGTAATAATCGCACACAAGCAATGAAAGATTATTCAAATTCTGAAAAGAATAAACAGCTTTTGCTAAATCTTAATAATACATATTATGTGAGATATCCAGAAAAAATATTTTCATATTTTTTACGTAACTGTAGAAAAAGATATAAAGAATGCACTTTAACTCTTTCTGATTTACAAGCGCAATGGGATAAACAAAATGGAATTTGTCCATATAGCGGAATAAAATTAAATATTCCAACATATAAAAAGAATCATAATAACCCTATTTATACAGCATCAGTAGATAGAATTGACAGTTCTAAAGGATATATTCCTGGAAATATTCAATTTGTTTCTACATGTATTAACTATATGAAAAACACTATGTCTGATTCAGATACACGGTTAATGTGTAAATATATTGCTGAACATTTCTATTCAGAAGGGACTATATCATCACCTTGCGTTGCTGCTTAAGGTGTCGGACGCTCTTGCTGGTTATTAAGGAAACTGTATTCCTCCAGTAGTCTCTGCACTTTCTTAGAGTGTACTCTAAGCTTAGCTCAGGATTGACATGTAAAAAATGTTATTTCTGAGCATTTTTTATTTAGTTTTCCCTGAATTCATCCGATTATTCAATAGATATTTCTATCTAAGGGGTCCGAATTTCACAAACCCGTGTCCAAACGATTCATCCAATGACCTAACAGTCAATATACTTTTATTTCTATAGGATTATCTCCAAAACACATATTTCTTTTATCAAATGGTACATAATGAGTATATAAGAATCCTGCATCATTAAATAGTTTAGCCGTACCTATTGGTACACTAATAGAATTATTATGTTTTGGATCTATCCACCAACTTCTTTTTGTTGTTTCATGAACATATCTAACAGGTTTATTATAGAATAGATGTTCACCCCACATATCTGCTGCAATATAGCTCATGATAAATAATTTTAAGTTGTAAATATAAAGAGTTTTGCACACCTCTGCGCCTTCATATCCTAGCAGACCGGATAACGCCTCAATTAGAGAGATATACATCATACACGAGTTTTCATATATCATTGGGTTGATATAATAGTGCAATATACTCTTTTAGTAGTATAGAGAGCGATCAAACTCTCTATACTTAATATGTAATTCTAAAGTAATAGTACATACCGTTGATTATGAGCATAAAAGCATTAAATCTAGTATATAATAGCATAAAGCCGCTATTACTTTAGAATTTATAGTCTTTGACAGAATACATATTATACCAAGTGCTCATCTAGCAAGCTAGAGACTCGATTGAAATATAGACATATAAGTACTATATGTATATGTATTTTGATATACTTACTGTTTTTCGTCTATGAGACTATCCTTTATTTGTTAGCATAAAAGCATTTAAATAAAGAATGATCTATTTATAGCACATGATCAGTAGGCATAATATCCTATTACTAGCATAAAAGCATTGAATAGAACTGTCAATTCAGTTCATGTTGCCCCGAACTCCTCAATGCGACAATGCGACTTATATAGTTTGCAGGGTTCACATTTATTCTATTTAGCATAAAAGCATTTAGAATTTGGATGTTGATTAAAGATAGATATTTTCGTATCTTGAACCAAAGATTTCTTCTTTCGCTTTTGCGATAGCGTCATCTTTCTTGTCTGTAAGTTCTGAATACTTTTTGTCCCAAGCTTTGTAATCACCTGTAGATTCAAATTCAGCTTGAGCTTTCTTCAGTCCTTCAGAAAAGTCTTTCATAATGTTCTTGTGTTTTGATGCAAAACGTCCGTATCTTTCTGCTCTAGAAACAGCTTTTTCACAATCCTGAATTCTACGTTTTACTTCACGAGATTCACGTTCAAGTTGTTCTTGTTGGATCTGTTTCTTTGCTTCAGTAACTGCTGATGCTTCAACTTTACCGTCTTTTTCTTCTTGTTTTTTCATACCAGCTTCAAAGTTGTAATTTTCATCAGTTGCTTTGTCACGTAACATTGCTACACCTAACATAATTGCAGTTAATTTCATAAAATTCTTCATAATTTTTTGATTTTTAATTGTTAATAATTGATTTATTTAAGTGAATGAATTAATCTTAAAAAGTATCTAATAAGCTTCTGCGATAGATTTCATCTCTTTCTTCTTTGATATCTATTTGCATTTTAATGATAATACTTATTAGTTCTTCTTTTGTTTTCTTTTTTAATTCTTTTTTTGTATACATAATGTTAAAAATTAGAAAGTTATACTATCTATTTGTACGCCTTATTTGATAGCTAGCCCTTTTCCTTCTCCTGACCTTAAATAAGGTTGACCGTTGTATAGTCCGTAGGTATTAATCACCTTTAGGGGTCTGGCGTTATAACCTTCTGTGTTGATTGGATTCTATCATAACTACTTAATTAGTAATTCTGTTTACTTGCCAATAGCTGCTAAATATGCAGCTTCTCGACGTTTATTTGCTTCTTTTATTCGAGGAAGTGTTTCACTTAAGAATTTCTTCTTCATTTCCTCTTTCTCTTTTAGCTTTATATAAAGACGACGATAATATGCTTCTAAGTTGTTAAAATTAGATTTATGTGCTTTATAGTGTGTTCTAAACACCTTAAGAACAGATGTTCCATCTAATAATGCTTCCTTTAGATATAGTTTATTATGCATCTTTCTAGCTAAACTTTTTTGTTTTCTGCTCATAATTTCACTTATAACAAAAATTATACTATAGCTCTTTCCCTTTTATACGGTTGCATTTTAGAATGTCTAACTCTCTTTTTAGACTGATATTCAGCTGCTTTTCCTGATTGCTTAGAACCTGGAAAATGAGATTCTTTATAGGTCTTTCCCATGATTATAACACTCTAATTGCTTGTACTAAAAGGTCAAAGATATAAGCGCATCCCTTTTTGTTGAGATACTCAATTGTAACTTCTTTTTCATCCAGCATCATTTCAATTTGTGGTCTAGTTAACTTACCATCTTCAATTAATTTCCAAAAATTGGCATTAATTGCAGCGATATTCATTAGACCAGCTGCTGTACACACAGTAATAACATCTTTCAAGATGTTTTCAATCATTTGTTTATTTGAAGAGCTAGTTACAAATTTACTTGTTTCAAGTATTTCTGTATGTGCTTCTGATAAACCAAGTTTTTTAGCCATAAGAGCTACTGCTGTTACAATACTTTCCTGATTGATTGATGCAGGGATTCCAATAATTACAAAGTTTAAAGATTTCATTTGATATGAATTTAAAGTTGTTTATAAATTTCTTGACTATAGTACTTACCGCATCTTTCACAGTAAGTTCTTTTAGTAATAGGAATATTTAATTCATTGTTACTAGGCTCATTTTTCCATTTGTGCCCATGAATTAAACATTGTGAACGTAATGCAACTTCTTTCTGCCGTTTAGGATTATCTAATAATTCTAATTCAGCAAGTCGCTTGATGTTACTATGATAGGCTTTTAGCCTTCTGTAACTACTGATTTTCAGTTTGATCTTCTTAAAAATATTCATTCTTTCATATTTAATAGTTTTAATTATACAATATTTTGAGGACGTCTAGCTGCAACTAGATGGTTTTATCAATCTTAATTATATATTAACACACATTTTCTACTGTACGCTTACAGTAAATAAAGAAGGCATGTAACAGTTTATACAATATATTGCAGTATATTGCAGGCTTGACGATTCACATCGTTGTGTAACTTCTACACTAATACAGCTTAATTGAAATACTAATTAAAATGACTCTCACTTAGTTTTAACTCATAAGCAGATATAGCTGTCAAACTAATCTTATTGGAGTACATGGTTTTAACGTCTGCACTAATACTAATCTCCTCCACCTACCTTCAAACGACAGCAATGCTGCCCTCTGAAATGATTAGATATAAGCCCCACATGTTTGTCACTGATTCTCACAGTAAGGAGGCAGCTGCATCTATTCTCACGAACTAATACAGCTTTGTATAATGAGATTTAAAGTTCTATTTTAACACTAACTTTCTAATGTACTGCGGCATGAATTGAGTCACTATTAAGTTGTGGTAATGAAGACCTTGGCATACTATCTGGTATATATTCTTTTTGTATATCCATACTCCTCTTTATTAATTTATCATAAAAGTCTTTGTTACTAATATAAATAGAAACAATTTCATGATTTGATAAATCTGTACCTTTAGTTACAAGTATTTGAGTTAGTACTTGTTCTGGTATAACTAAGAACACACTATCTACATACTTGTCTAATCTCATATTTTCACGCCATTGTAGCACTTCTTGTACTGTTGGTGCTACTACTTGTTCAATTGTATCCGTTTCAGGGATTTGTTTTTCTTTAGGACTACGAGGTCTTGCACAACTGATAAAAATTGCTAATGCTGCTATTGCTGCAATTAGCCAAAATACGTATTTACTTTTCATTTTTGATAAATGTTGTTTAATCGTTTAACATGTTATAAATCTCTTCTACTGACTCTTTTGCTTCGAGAATCATAGTTTCTCCGTCATCAAGTTTAGTGAAGATAGCTGATCCTTCTGAATAATCTTCTGATGGAAGAATTGAAGAGATAATACTTTTTCTTACAGTGGCTGGCTTTCCTCCTGATTCATTGTCATGTAATAATAAAAATTCACTCATTTTGATAATGTTTTAAGTTAATACTAAGTATATAAATGCTATCAATATTGCATCTATTACAATTAATACTCTTGTTACTGGATGTGTTTCATACCAGTTTTCAAATTTATCCCACCATACATCTGCTAAATCAGCTTGGTTTGATTTCTTTGTATCCATCGTCTTTATCTTTATATCCACTACCAAGTGTATATACAAAAGATAATACGCAGAATATAAATAGTGCGATTATCACTACTTTAGAGTAATACCAATAATTCCAATAATCGGTATATAATAGTCCGTACACTTCTTCATCAAAGAAATATATTCCTTGATGTTCAATAATCATCACAGCTGCAAATAATGCAGTTATGAGTCCAAATAAAAAATACATTAACTTTTGCATAATAATTATTTATTGATTAAATACTATTTGCTATAAATACCAGTGTTGTTACCATTGTTAATAATACTAATAAGTATACTAATAATTCGATAGTAATAACAATGCGCCAGAATCGCTCATTTCCCATATACTTTTATATTTATCATTAAGTCCTTTCCAAAAATCATATCCTTCTTTTGTACAATCCCATGCAAATGTACATTCGATTGCTGCATAAGGATCCCTTAATTTTGTATAAAGACATGATAGATTTATACTATGAACGATTGCATATTTACTAGTATTATCTAGAAATCTATCTAATACTCTTTCTTTAATAAGAAAAGTAAGTAATAGATATGGCATATTAAATAATATTTGCTTTCTAGCTTTTTGTTTCTTTGTTAGTTTTTTCATTGATTGAATTGTACCTTTTTATGAACTTTAAATGTTACTTCAGTATCACTCTTAATTTCAATAGTAAAATGAGGAGATGATTTACTATCTATTCTTCGTTTGATCCATTTAACTACGTAATCCGCAGTTAATACTTCAAATTGCAAATAGCTACGCCATTTTCCACTCTTACCGATGTGTAGTTTTAGATTTCCTCTGTCAATATTAGTAACAGGGTTAACACGACTTTGTTTTGAGTTAACTAATTTAGCTACTACTATGTCGCCGATTTTAAGATTTTGAAATTGTTCTAATGTCATATCTTTTTTTAGTTTATTGATTAAACATATAAAGAGGACAGCTAATGCTGTCCCCTACTATTTACGCATAGTTACGTTGTCACTCTTTGTTCATCCAGTGACAGATGCTCAGAACTATTTTTCAAATCTAAAATAGTGAAAACTCCTTCATACTGAGTTTAGATAGTGCTTATACAAATCGTATCACACACTACGATGATACTATTAATTACGTAATCAGGCTCTGTGTCTATATACAGGCTTGCCACTGCTTTTCTAGCCACATTAAAATTACGCAATAAAGAACTCTAGATTAGTTTGAACACATCTAACTAATAATTCATACTTTCTGATAAAGTGTTTTCTGGTTTTCATAATTTTAACTTTTTTTAGATAAATCACTTATTATTTCCATTTTTATTTATATGATTGTTTATTTGTTTAGTTACTATAAAGATAATCAAATCTAAATAGCATTGTTGATTCTACTAAGAGATAATATTACTATTGTTTTAAATATTATTGTATCAATCTTTATCGTTATATTTTGTATACGTATATAGTCATACATATTTGTTATTGCTGCAAAATCGTCTACATTTTTAATAAATGTGATTAATACAAATAATATAAATATTGATATAGCACAACATCCTAGTAATATTATGTTTTGCGTTATAATATTTATAAGCTTTATCATAGATATGTTCTTAATTTTCTAAGTCTTTAGTGTCTTTACCTAATATACCTAATATTATGTAGATATTTAGATTGATTAGACTGAGTGCTATGAATATTCCAAGAAAATAACTTGTTAGTTTTACGCTTTCAAATACTATACCTGTTATAATTGCTGCTATTGCCGATAATGTTGCAATTGCTGCACTTGTTTTGATTATTTTAGCTAGAATTTTCATGATGTAAAGTATTTTATAAATAAAATATATTGATTATATCACTATCTGGTTTTGTTGCTTCTTTTTAAAAAGGGCAGTGCTTTTGCACTGCTCCTTTATTATCTTCTTACAGGTCTGTTTGGTTGACGATTCTGAGGTTGTTGTTTTGGTTGTTCTGGTTCATCATTTATGATGTCAGGTTGTTCTTCCTCTTCTGTTTCGTCATTTGTATTTGCTAAATATTCTTCAGCATCATACCATTGACCTTCAGCAATACGATATGCTCTGATAGCATTTGCACGAGTTTTAAGCTCGTTTTCACTCATCATTGGTACTTCTTCGCCTTTTACAATTTTCATCAAGCAAGTAAGTTGGATGCTTGTGTAAATTCTAGCGTTGTTACCTTCTATGATTACATCACCTTTAGAATAGTTTCCTCTTCTACTATCTGTTTGATAAGTCATAACAACTGGTGCAATCTCTACACTTACTCTGTCTACATAAACAGGTTCTTTGTCGATTTCTTTGTTGTTAAACGCATCAATGATAGCATCTTCAAACTCTTGGTTTATTGTACCTTCGTTATCTCTCTGAGGATAGAAGTTCATTTGATATTCTGATGAACGTCCTTTTGCTGCTCTTTCTAACAATGACATTTTTTCAGGCACAAATATTAATCTTAAATAACTGTGTCCTTTGTCTGCATCAGATTGAAATTCAACGATTTCACTTCTGTCATAGTCTACTTTTACTTTCATAGTTGTTGATATTTATGGGTTTGTAATTTTTAATTTGAGTAATGGTCATTAAAGTAATAGCTACTAAACGTAGTGTTTTCTTCTTCAAAGAATATTAGCATTGCTTGAAAGTTTTCTATTTCTTCTTCAAGTTTGTTTTGATGCTTTAATTCTTCTTTATTCTTTAAGTAGAATGTTAAATCTTTTAGTTTGTTTGGATTTAACTGTACTTCTTTATCTAACAGTTGTTCTTTGGTTATAATTCCTTTTTTACATAAGATGTAGTTGTGAATTATTTCTTCTTCTTTGGTAGATAATAACTGTTCAGGTATTGTGTGCATATTTTTGTTGATTTATGGTTTGCGCTATATATTAATAAATTAACAAATAGGTGATTGTGTAGTTTGTTTGTTAATGTGTTGGGATTTGGTCAGTATCACACACTAACCAATTCCAACAATCTCATTCGCTACACAGTGCTTCTATTAAAGCATCAGTGAATTCGTCTTCTACATAATCCATGGCTTATTTGTTTTTTTAAAAGTTTGTTTACTGTACCTGGGGTCTTTCCCCCGATTAAAGAGAGAGGGGGCTTGATTTTGTACAGCTTCACGCACACAGATTTCTTCACCAAAAAAATTTTTTATATATTTTTATTTTAAATAATGTTAAAAAATAGCTATTAAACTTAAATAAATATTCATAATAAATGTTAATAATAATAACCAATATAGTTAAATATACGTTACTGTATACAGTAGATACAGTTAAATACAGTGTGAATATGAATTACTACTTTATAAGACAAAGAGATCAACAGTATTCTAATTGTCTTTACTTAAGTAAGATAAGTAGGAACTATAAGTTAAATGATAATTATAGATCCTTTACTTTACCAGGACAAATAGAATATACTTTCTCTGAAGATTTATATAAACAGTTTAAGAAAGAAATAAATACAGTTAAATGACAGAATTTACTGCACTATGTTTAGTAGGTATGTTAGGATGTCTAGCTTATATCATACTAAATAAATTAACAAAGTAATGTGCCCTAAGTACACGGGATCGTAGTACGTTCCACGCTTAAAGAAGTTACCATAAGGTAGAAGCGCACCAGGGAATCCTAATCGTAAGTAGGCTCAGTTTAGCTACCTTTCTGGCGGTCGTTGAATAAAAAAGGTAGCCCCTAAAACGGTATTACTATGGAAAAGAACGAACAAAAAAAAG